CCCAGGATGCCCAGTACCCACAGCAAAGCTTCTTTTTCGGTCATTTGCCCTCCCGAAGACGGGTCAGGCCCTTCTTGTGGATGATTTTCGGATAGTTGAGGGTGGTGACGTTGAGGTCTACGTTGCCCGTGATGCCCGGCACAGCGCCCTTGCTGGTGTGCTGGTGAGCGTTGTAGTTAAACGTCACGTTGGGCGTCTTGCCGGTGTAGTCGGCAAGCCAGACGTCCCACCGAGAGGACAGCCTCGCCATGTCCAGCTCATACTTGTAACCGGTGTAGGTGTACAGCTGGGCGTAAAAGCCCATCTTTTCTACCTGTTCCAGCGCATAGGCGGTGAGATTGGACAGGTCAAGCGTGGACAGCTGCTTGAGCTTGTTTTCCTCCACGTCCACGCAGATGGGGAGAGAAAACTCCTTGCCGTACACCGCCTGCCGCAGAAGGGCAAGCTCTGCATCGGCCATGGCCTCGCTGGTGGCGTAGGTGTAGTAGTAGACGCCCACGTCCAGCCCGGCAGCCCGGGCGTTGCGGTAGTTGGTCTCAAAGGTCGGGTCGATGTACAGGCCGTCTGCCCGCTTGGAGAGCTTGCGGTTGGTGCTCACGGTCTTGAGCATTGCCCCCTTGTAGCCCGCCGCCGCCACCTGCGCCCAGTCGATAAGGCCCTGATACCGGCTCACATCCACAAAGCGATAGGGCGGCCCGCCCTGCCAGCCGGTCACAGCCTCTGCCCCGGGGGGTTCGGGAGGCTCCGGGGCGGGCTTTGCCTCTTCGGCATCCTGCTTGTCCCCCGGGCCAAAGATAGCCCGCACCAACTTTTCCAGCAGTTCCAGCAGCTTACCCATCGTAGTCCTCCCCCGTGATCTCCTTGTACTGTTCAGGGGTAATCTCCCCCTCTGCCGCCCTCTTGGCCAGCTCCCGCTTGACTCCGTGGCGGCGGCTTGCGGGCATCTCTGCCCACGTTTTTGTACCGGCAATCAATCTGTTTGCCCAGATTTTGTCCATTTTGATGTCCTCCTTACTTGTTGACGGCGGCATCAAGCTCGCACAGCGAGTCCTCGATAGTCGCCAGCCGCTCCTGTGATTCCATATCCTGCTCGCAGAGGGCGTCTTCCATCTCCGCAGCGGTCTTCGCCGCCTGTTCTGCCAAAGGGCCAGTCTTGTCGGTCATCCGGTAGTGGCGGTCGATCTCGTACCAGTCATAGCAGCGGCCCTCCGCGTCCTCCGCGCTGCGCAGCTTGCAGACGACGCGGAAGCTGTCGGTGATGGTCTGGTCGGGATACTCCCGCTCGATCTGGTGATACCCGGTCAGATCAGTGTGGTGGCTGCCCTTGGTCTTGAGGACTTCGATGCGGCCCTTTGTGCCAAATACGTATTCCATGCGGTCTCCTCCTTATAAAGTTCAGCGCCTTACGGCGCGGTTATCTGCGGGGGCTGCGGCCCCCTCAGACTCCCCCGTTTGGGAGTTCCTGGAGGCGGCAGCCGAAGCTCCCGTAATGGTGCGACGCGGTGTTGCAGCCGACGCAGAACAAACCATATCTGGAGTCGTGGCCATAGTAACCACCGACGCAGAGGCACGGGTACGACGAGCTGAATTGCCAGTTATCGCACGAGTACGTTGCGTCACTACCGGACGCGGATGTGGGGATAAACACCGGGAAGCCGCCGTTTGCCTTGACCTTGAATGCGGACGGCCAGCCATTGGACGGGACGCCCACCGCGGTGCCATTGCTGCTGTCGCTGAACTTGGAGGGGTTCAGGATGATGTTCAGGCCGTCGCTGTCGTAGTAGCATCCGTCGCACCAGTCCCACACGTTATCCCACAGGCCCTCGATGTTGCGGTACTGCGTGCCGCCGTAGGTAGCCCGGCTGCTCTGATCGGTGCCGGTGTGGTAGGGCATCGAGTCGGTATAGCCCATCGCGAAGGTGTTGCTGTTCGGACTGCATCCATAGCCGATTTTCGCCTGACTGTTCCAGTCGCAAAATTCGACGATATAGAGCAGCCAGACAGTAAACCGCATGGCAAAATCGCTCTGCCAGATGGTCGAGCCGAGATTGTGGATGCCGGAGCGGGCCGAAGAGCGGGTCATGTTCGCCCTGGGGCTGCCGGTGCCGCTCTTATAGGTGCCGTTGCAGTGGTATCTGCCGATGTACACCACGTCCCGCTCACCGTGACCGTCGCCTCTGTCCATGTGGGCGGGGCTGACGCTGTAGCCCTCCACCGCGCGGTCGGCGATCTGAATGCTCATGCCCCTGCCGTTTTGGGTCAGCTTGTACCAAAATTTCGGGATGCTGACCATCGTGCCGCCGGTGCGCTCGCTCTTTACCATGCCCGCCCAGGGCTGTAAGTTGTCAAAGGGACTGCCATAGCTGCTTGCGCCCGCGACGTAAGGCACCGGGTCGGTAAAGTCTGCCGCCTCGTCGGTGCGGCTCCACTTGGTGGTGCTGGTGCCGTCCCAGCTTGCGCCGTAGATGTGGGTGTATGCAAGTTCAAGGGGATAGTCCTTGTACTCGCTCACCTCCAAGCTGCCCTCGGCGGTCTCGTCGCCCAACGTGGCCGTTACCGTCCACGTGCCAGCGATGGGCAGATACAGCTTGATGCTGCCGCTCTCCGGCACCGTGCCGGAGACGGTCTTGTCCCCGCACTGGGCGGTGACGGTGCTGCCCGCCTTAACCGTGACGGTCAGGGTGTAGTAGGTCAGGGTAAGGGTCTTGGTGCGGCAATACTCCGCCTGCATTGTCTCCGTGGCCACGCCGGTGCCGAGCGTGGCGGTGACCTCCCACTCGCCGTCGTGGGGCAGGGCCGCAGAAAAGCTGCCGTCGGTGGCCGTGCCAGTTACCTTTTTGTCCCCGCTGACTGCGGTGACGGTGCTTCCCGCTTCCGTCTGCACCACCACCCGGGGCAGTACGATGCTGCCTACAGCCGCAGCGTCCGCCGCCGCGCCGGAGATGGTGAGGGTCTTGTCGGTCTCGATTTTGATAGCGTTGATGCGGTCGCCGGTGGCTTTGGCGTCTGCGGGCGCGCCCTTGACTGTCAGGGTGGGGTCGGTGCTTACGATAGCCGCTGCATTGTCCGCATACTGCTTCGCCGCAGCTTCACTCTTCGCCGCAGCGTCTTTACTTTTTTCCGAAGAGGTTGCGGCTAATTCAGCAGCGTCTTTTGCGGTTGACGCAACGGTTGCGGCGGCTTCTGCCTTTTCCTTTGCAATGTCAGCCCCTGCAACATCACTCAGAGTGTTGAGGGTGTCGGCGTTCATTGGAGTACCCTCGACAACAGGTTCATCATTACGAATCAAAGTGACGATTTCTGATGTGCCGTCAGATTTCATCATAGTCCAACGCCCGGGATATTTTGCTTTTCGGTCAACAAAATGCATAATAGGGTTCACCTCCGCATATTGTATCTGAACAATAAAGTAAATGGTCCTTTGCCATCGCTTCAATGTCAGACAAAACTTTTTCTATTTGGTTGATAACCGCAAAATGATAACTCAGCGTCTCGGGAACTCCCGGGGTAGAACTTTTGCCGCTGCATTTGGAACGAATGGCTTTCACATTATCAATCCACCGAGTGGCATCCGCAATGGTCAGATAATCATTGATTGTCCAACCAGCTTCCACAGGCACGGTTAAACCGATTGTTCCTGAAAAAATAAGCTTGCTGTCGTCGCCGTAATAAGCGCTTCCATTTGTAATGTTGACGTAGTCGTTTGCGACGACCCATGAGGGCTCGACAGAGGGCGGGTAGAAGTTGTTGGAGGCGGCGAAATAGAGCTGGTATTCGACGCCCTTTTCCAGCGCGAAATCGCCCATGTCCAGCGCCACGTCGTTGTAGCCGCGGATAATGTCGATGAACTTGTCTACTAGGGCGGTCGTGGAGCCGTACTTGCGCAGGACGGTGCGCATCGTACCCGGCACATAGCCCTTGACGCGGAATTCCAGCGAGCGGAGCAGCAGGCCCGCTTTCTTGGCAGTCAGCGGCATAAAGAACTCGTACTTGGCGGGATAAGTGTCCCACGCGGGGATGTCGCCGCTTTCATTTTTCGCAGTAACAACTTGAATGTTTTGCTGTACAATCCTTGCAGAATAAGATGCGCCAACGATTTCAGCAAGTTCTTTGATTCCGTTTTCAATGCGGTTGTAATCCGTATAGCTCAGAGCGCCCTTCATGCCTGCGGCCCACTCGGCCTGTTCTTCCTCTGTCCATGTGCCGCTTCTCGCCTTTGCGGTCAGCTCTTTTACCCGGTCTATATCTGCTTGCGTTCGATCTGTAATCCACGTTGCCATGTAATCACCTTTCAAAAAACCAATTTGCCATTGGCATCGATTTGTGTGGTTTCGGGCAGGGTAAACGAAGGATGTGCGCAATAATAGAGCAAATTAGGCCCAAGGGTAGCCGTATGACCCCACAATACTGAAAATCCAGAACTTCCATCGATGACAGTGTCTTCAAGAGTTGTAACCATCCTACTCAGAAAATCTTTACGGTCACTGGAATGGTAGTAAGAGGCATACTCGGCACTATAAAGGAAAGGAGTTCGAGTGAACACACGGCAGCTACCATCAGTGATAGCTGCGTTATCAGCAGCAAGCATGGATTCCAATATGCCCTTGGCCTGCGGGAACGAAGTTCCTTCATTGTATTTATAGTCAGGAGAGTTCTTTGTCCAGCCAAAAACGTCATTGCCTTTGCAATCGCCTCCAAATTCATGCGCAGAAGGCAAAAATACAGCTTTAGACATAGTGCTCACCTTGCTACTTCCAACAGAGAAATCCATAGCAGTAAAGCCGGGAGTGTAATAAAATGTAGTGCTGCCAATCGCTTCTTTTTGTGCCGAAGAGAAGGTATTGAGATACTCGCCATTAAGCCATGTATTTATATCGCTCTGTGCATAAGCAGACCAACTGGAGTCCCAATTCATAAGGGTTGGATAACGCTTACGAATTAAAAGCGTACGTCCTACCCCGTTCAGCTCGCTCTCATAGCCATGCTTGGCAACAATGAACTCCACGACGTTGTTACCCTCGTCCATGAGCACTGTCTTACCCTCCGGAATATTGGAAAGATAATATTCAGTGGTGAGGAACGAACAGCTGGCAGAATTGCCGCCAGCAGAAGCAGTAACGATAGCCGCGCCGGGGGAGTTCCATTTGACCTGACAAGTGGATTTTCCCTCTGCGTTTGTCAGAACGTGAAGGGAGACGATTCCTTCGGGAGAAGCTGCCCAGTTGATTTTAGGAGAGTCAATAGAAGCAGGGGAGAGGGTGGCAGACAAAATAACGGACTCGCCCCAATCGAGCTGTTCGTTGGTATGGTCAAGAGAAATAGCCTGAGCATCTGCCATCATGTACCCCTCTACAGTACCTTTGAAACACCCATTGAAAGTGTACTTTACATTGGTTGCCAGCAAGACAGCATCGTAATTGAACTGATGATGAATCTTTACCATATCAAGGGCGTCAATAGTAGGGCTTGCCCGATAGGTAAGAGAAGCCTTGCGACGGTTGGAAAGGACTCCATAAGACTCTGTAAGAGCATTCCTGGATTTTGCAAGGATGTCCTTTGTGAGCAGAACATTGCTCAAAGTCTGGCTGACGCCTTTGCCCGAAGGGCTTTCGGGATAAGCGTAGGTAACGCCACCTGCGGTGGTCACCACGTTGAGCATATTTTGAGCAAAGGTGATTTCCGGCCAAGAATAATTGTTCAGTACTGGAATGTCCAACACGGGATTGGAGGTATCGGCTCCGTAGACTCTGTTAATTTTTATCACGCCATCACGAGTCTGGTACAAAGCCATTCCAGCAGCGTTTGCCGCAAGCTGCAAAATATCGGAATTGTGATAAGTAGACTCATCGCTTGTAATGTCGGTGGAGTAATCTTTCAGCTCATCCGAAATATCGAAGGTAATTTCATCCGCTTCCAACAGCTCCAAGGCATCGTAGCACATCTCATAGAGCGTGCCGTATTTTCTTCCGGTGTACTTCGTGCTGGATAGATACAGGAAAGCGTCTCGCGCCTGAAAGGACGCCTCAATACTGTTGGCAGGGACGCTCCACTCCGACAGGAAGAACATTCCTCCGCTCACCCATTCAGTCTTTCCATCAACATCCATTCCATAACGAACGGTGACAGGCTGGCGCTCATAGATGTACTTGTAAATCCCTTGAGGGTTTACGGAGTCCCATGCGCGGTCACTGTTGTCTAAACTAAAGGAAATCGACTCCTGAGAAAGCTGCCCGGAGATAGGGTCTCTTGCAGAAGAATGGCTGTAGGACAAGATTTTGGTCTTGTCAAACACCAGATACCTTCCGATTTTCACTTGCTCGACCCTTACTCTTCGGTCGGGGAGACACCACTTCAGCACCTCTAGCTCTACAGCATCAAACCCGGAAAGTTCTACTTCAACGTCAGAACGAATAGATTTGTTTCCGTTCACAGTCACGGTTTTCAGCTTTTTGGCTCCAAGATATGCGCTGACCGAAAAATCTGTAGCGTATTCGTTAAACGCTGTAGACCAGCAAATTGAAACACCGGGAATCGAAGATTTGTTTTCGCTCGGAAGCTCAAGCCGAATAACAGGGTGACTTGAATCGTCAAAAATCTCGGCGCTCAAAAAACCAGTAGTTCCATACGGAGGAGAAGAAGGAACGATGCTACAGCTTCCATCAAGAACAGTGAGATTGGGCTCTCCTGTGGAATATCTCGAAATGGAAGCGTTATCAGAAAGCGCAATATTGTGAAAGGTGGAGAACGGGGCCGCCGATGACGTGACGATGGTAGCCTTTTTGTTGATGCCAGGTTCAGTAATTCCACAGGTAATCTCTACAAAAGATTCCGGGACGAGCGTTTCGTTAAATTTTTCTTTCCACTTATCGGAGACTTCAACCATGTGTCATACCTCCACAAGAGAAAGTTTGCACCCCGTCCATCCCATCACGCCACCGGTTTTCGGCCCTCTACGCCACATTCCGCCGGTGCGGTCGGAGACGTACATCTGACGGGTGGTATAACCGGCTGTGGCTTGGTTATAGAATTTAACAGTGCAGTAAAAATTCGTAGTGAAAAGACTCAAGATGTCGGCCCACTGCCGTGCGGTGAGGTAGTTCCAAGACATGGAGACCTTTGCCACATCATGCCGCACGACAGCGCCAACAACTTTACCCTGAACATTTCGTCCAGAGTCCACGATTGTGCTGGTAGTTCCCTCATAAGAGGACGGTTCCGGTAGCTCTACGCCGTTCACCGTAACCAGTGCAGGAATATTGGCCATCTGAACCATCCTTTCTTAGTAAGAGTAAACTTCGGTACCCATAATAGACATGCCACGTTCTTTCTGCGTTTTTTCAACGGAAGCAGTGAGCTGCTTGCCATCAAGGTAAACTTTCACGTCCCTGCCATCAGAAATTTCTTCTCCGTAGCGCTGCCATATATCGAGGAATGCATTGTAGCAGCCATTGTACACAGCATCCCTCATCTCTTCGGAGTTTCCACTTGCGGCAGAATAGGTGCCACTATACGAACCAGACCCATAGGTAGAATCATAACTGGATGTGCCAGCATACTGAGAGCTGTCGCTATAGTTAGAACGGCTGATACTGCCAATAATTCCTGCGATAGCAGCGGCAATCGCCACGCCACCGGCAACCATTGCAAAGCCAGTAGGAATGCCAAGCACGGACAACGTGCCACCGATTGCTTCCAGCATGGCGGTAAAAGCGCCGCCAATCGTAGTAATCAAACCAGCTACGCCAGCAAGCATCTTCGGGAACTGGCTCAGTAAGCCACCAGACAAGCCTTTACTGATTGCAAGCGCTGCGGTCGAGAGCGGAGTCTTCGATTTAGTGAACACGCTGGTAATGTTCTCGACCATCTTTGCCGTATTTTGTGTGGCAGCGCCAAAATTCTGAGTCAGTGCGCTCACCAAATTTTTGCCAATGGTAGCGGCTGTATTCAGCAGGGAAGAAGCTTGGCTTTTCAATTCTTTGCTCAGTCTGCCAAGCAAATCGCTTGCAACGGACTTGACGCGTTTACGCTGCTCATCACCCATAGCGCCCCAGATGGAAGCAGCAATAGTAGTGCCGACTGTTTTCCAGTCGCCACTCTGCGCGGCCTGAATGAAAGTTTGCACTGTGCCGAAGAAGTTGGTCTTGAGGTTGTTGTCAAGCTCAGACCACTTGGAATCCAGTCCGGAAATGATTCCGTTGACGTAGCTTGTGCCGCAGTCAATGCCATAGCTCGCCATCTCTTCGCCTTTGACCTTGGTGGCGTCTACGAGTTTATTCATAGCATCGTTGACGTAACCGAGAGAGCCAGTGATGCCGTTTGCAAGGCCTTGAACGACGTAGCCGCCAATTCCTTCAAACCACTTAGAGGGAGAGTGAATATCAAGTTCATCTTGAGCGGTTTTCTTGATTCCATCGGTCAACTGTTTGGTCGCGTCATTTGACACATTGGTGTTCCCCGTGATGCCCTTCGTGATGCCATCAATAATGTTTTTGCCGACGCTTAACGGATTAAACTTAGAAACTTTATCAATCAGTTTTCCGAACCACGTTACAGCGTCTTTGATTCCATTGATTACATCAGCAATCAAGAGAACGAACTTTTCTGCAAAATTCCCGTTAGCGGCAATAGCAAGACGGTCGGACTCGTCAACACCTTTTGTAATCCACCCAATAAAGACGCCCATGTTGTGGATGACCTGAGCAAGTGCTGCAACGGCTCCTTCAAGAAAATTGCCATTCATTTGGATGTCGAGCATTTCCGTTTCAGAAACGCCGTTCTGAATCCATCCGATAAGAATCGCAAAATCATTGATAAGATTTCCGAGGGCAGTTATGATGTCGGCCACCGTTTCGGCTGCAATCTTGCCAAAATTCACGAAAGCATCGTGCCAATCAGATTTCAGCTGAAACGCTTCCGCTTCACTTTCACTGCCAAGGCTGCGCACGGCAACAGAAACAGCCTCAAAACCAAGAACCGCAAGACCAGCAACAGGATGGCCACTAATGGTTAGCCCGATTCCAATAAGCGTCATGACCAAATCTCCCAAATCGAGGTCGAGGTCTTTGACGACTTTTTGTATAGTCTCAAATGCGGTAGAGATTTTCCCTTGCCATTCCTCAGGAATTAAATTCCAAATCGCCTGGCCGAGATCGGAAAGAGCTTCTTTTAGCCATTTGATAGACTCGCCAAGTTTCCCATCAGTCAAAGAAATATTCCAGCCTTGCGTAAACCCAAGACCCGCAAGGTAAATCAAATCTTTGATACGGACTAAACCTTGCCGGAAATTTTCGCTGTTTTGATAAAGCTGAACAAATCGGCCAACGATAAGAGCCACCGTTCCGGCTACCAAAAGTAGCTCTGGATTAAGACCACCAACGATTTTGCCGAGCTTGTACGCCCAATCATGAGTGTCTTTTAACGCAGTAAGAAGCGCATTCCCGATAGTCCATGCGGCAAAACCAGCGCCGATAGCAGCAACAATAGGAGCAAGTTTGCGAAGTTTTTCCTTGATTTCATCCACAGCGTTGCCGACATAGTTCTTGAACATATCGTAGCCGGACAAGTCTACATCACCTAAGATGTTGCCAGCAGATGCGCCGCTGCCGGAGCCGGACGAGCCGGAGTTTTGCGAGGGGTCAATGATGTTTAATTCATCAAAACCCATCGTGTAGTCCTTGAGGGCTTTGGCGGCTTTCTTTGTCGAATCGGTTGTTTCGTCCATTGCGTCACCGATGCCGCCAACACTGTCAGCACTTTTGGCAAAGTCAGTGAGCACGACTTTTACGCCCATCAGCTTTGCCACCCACTGAACGAACTCCCGGATAAGTTCAACTGCCGCAATCAGAGGAGGGAGAATGGATTTCATGGCAGGGTAAAGCAAAGAACCAACATCTCGCGCAAGACCAGACAACTGTGCTTTCAGAATGCGAATCATATTCGCAGGGCTGGAGAGCGTTCGAGCAAAATCGCCCTGTGCATCGGTGGTCTGCTTCAAAATTGCAATGTATCTCAAGGTAGCTTTATCTGCCTGAGAAAGCGTGGAAACCTGTTTATTAAAGCCAAGCGCAAGAAGTTCTTGCTGAAGTCTTGCTTGAGAAATATCAACGCCAAGCTGAAGCATTGGCTCAAGTTCGCCAGCCATAGCCGAACGAATCTTCGTAAACGCTTGCGAAATAGGAATATTTTTTAGCGAAGAAAGGTCATAGCCTAACTGGGTAAGGCTTTTAGACAAAGTATATGCTTGCTCTTTTGCAAGTCCGAAACTCTTTGTCATGCTATAAATGTTCGCCATAGCGTTCATGGCTTCTGACGGGTCGATTCCAAGCAATTGTTCCATCTTGTCAATGAAACCGCTCGCTTCGTTTGTCATGTCACCCATCGATACGCCAAACATATTAGCCGCTTCGTAGAAATCGTTAAACTTCGCAACAGCGTTGCCAAGATAATCAGCAATTGCTTTCAACGAAACCAACTTTGCCATGTTTCGCATAAAGCCGTTCATCTGATTGGACAGACTGAGATAGCTCTTACGCTGCTTTTCGTTGGCTGCGGTCACGCGGTTTGCCTGTGTGACCACTTTGCTCAACTGCGGTGGGAGCTTTGAAAAGGCGTTGCCTACCTTGTCGAGCTGAGATGCAAGGGGAGCAAGAGCAGCAGAAATCTTCTGGCAGGAGCTTGCAAAAGAATCAAGGTCTGTCGCTTTCAGCTTGTCGGTCAGGTCAGGAACCTTTCCGATCGCATTGAAAGCACTGCCAAGAGCTTTAAGGTTTGATGCGTCCAGAATGGACAATGGAGCCAAAGCGTTAGTGAGCTGAGTAATGCTTCCAGACATGGAATAAAAGTCCACGCCATTCAAGCCGGACACAGCCGCAGGAATCTTCTTGATGGCATTCACAACCGTGTTGATGCTCTTTGCGCTTGCGGTCGGGTTGACGTTGGAAAGCCAATTCAGAAAGCTGGTGATTTTGTCCAGCCCGGACATTCCGGCAGATGCCTGTTTCAGCGTTGCAATAGAACCGGCCAGCCTGTCAAGGCTGTTCACAACCTTTGTGACGTTGCCTTTCGTTCGCAAATTAGAAATGGCGGTAGCGAGCTTGTCGATATTAAGCTCTGCACCCTGCGATTCCGCAGAAATCTCTACGGATAAGCTCGTAATATCAACATCAGCCATCACTACCACCATCACTTTCCATCATGGAGAACATCATACGTTTGATTCGCTCCTGTGCTTCTGCAGCACGTTGGTATTCATACTCTTCTTTCTCCTTTTGAGTAAGGGGAATCGGTCTATCCATGTACTTGATAGGCTTAGAGCCTTTCTTTCGGAACATATTGCCAACCGTAGAGGAAAGCGCAGATGCCATGTAAAAACCGTTTCTCCACGCTTCTGCGTTGGCCCTGCGTTCCCGCAGCTCCTCTGCGTCACGGTAGACCTTCGCCAGCCAGACATCGCCGTGCCAAAACTGTTCGTAGGTCATACCGATGGAGATGTAATAGGCTTCTACATCGTGGAACAGCTTGGAGAAGGAGAATGGCTCTCCCTCTCCGTCTGTTTCCTGAGATTGTGCGGTTACACAATCTCCCACGTTGCGTTTTTTGCGGTCTTGTCCTCAGTGTCAGTTGCCAGCAGAGACTTAGAAGCGTCCATGAACATCTCAAGCAGCGCAGCTATCAGCTCTTCCTTCTCGTCGATGTGGGCAAACATTTCGTCCACGACTTTACGCTTGATGCCACGATTCCGGGCAATGAACGCACCGTAGAACAGGGCGCGGGAATTGGACAGCAGATTGGTCATCTGGGTGTACTGGCCAATCTGAAAGCCAGCACGTTCGGTAGCTTCCACGCTGTCACGGGTGAAAGTCAGCTCATAAGTGTTCTTGCCATCAGGGGAATGAAAGTTGATAACCTTTGCAGCCATAATAAATGCTCTCCTTTATAAATGGGGGCAGAACCAAATCCGATGTTCAGTTCTGCCCGGTTTGATTGATTCGATTTTTGCGGTTTAGCCGCCGTTGATGGTCAGCGCCTTAACGAACTTCGGCTTGGTGTGGAAAATGCAGTTGATGGTCATTTCCACAACCTCATCCACGCCAAAGCCGGACAGACCAACCTGATGCATACCCTGCCAAGTGAAGCCGGAGCCGTCCTGCATCTTAATTGCATAGTACTTGTCGGGGTTCTCTTCGGCAGATTCATCGTAGCCAGCTTTCTGAACCGATTCGTAATCTTCCTTGTTGTAGTTTGCGGTAAACGCCTTAATATCGGACTGGTTAATACCAAAAATCTGCTTCTGCATCGGATCAGACAGGGTGGTGGCATCCAGAAGGTTCGGATCGGAAATCATATCCGGGACATCCTTGATGTCACACAACTTCGTCAATGCAGACTCGGTAGCACCACAATACAGGGTGGTATTCAGACCGGAGATAGCAGTACTCATAGAATGTTTACCTCCTTAGTTTCGGTAAATCATTCCGTCCTCTCCGATTGTTGCCCCATAGCTGCAATCAATCCGATAGACGGAATTGTTGTACAGCCCATTCAACGGGGCAAACGATTTGCGATAGAACTTTTTGGGTTCGAGAACAGAATCCATGATTCCAACAATAAAGCGTGCTTCTGCACTGCGCCCGGGGTTCTTGTTAGAGTAGACACGCACACGCAGGGAAACGGCGGCATACTTGCTTCGGTTTGCAGAATCCCGATGAACCGGGAGGTTGCTGTTTTCCTCTATCTGCACACACGGAAACCTCTTAACAGGGCTGTCACTAATTTCGCTAGTAACAAAGATACCGGGAACTTGCTTTCGCAGTTCCTTAGCAACAGCCGTGTAGATAGAGTTGAAATAATCAATCAACTATTCCAGACCTCCCTCCACGTTGCTTCCACCTGAGAAGCCATTTCTTCAACAGCTCCCCACATAGCCATAGCTGGTTCGTTACCGCTAGTGTAGTTCAACTGACCTTTGCCATCGACCTGCTTAACAGGCGTGCCAGCGTTGCCAGATTCGCCGTAGTAGTACCAACGCTTGTGCTGTCCGTTCCCTTTGCCGTATGTTCCGTGTTCTCCAACGCCATCAGGAAGTTCGCCGCCATAAGCGGAATGAGATACGCCAGTACCAAACTCAATGAACGCAACCGCTTTTCCGTGAGCTACAATTGCAAAGCCATTAGATGTCTGCACAGGGTCGCGCTCAACCGTCACATCGTTGTCACCGGCGTACTGCGCGTTAGCAAACCTAATCGTTGCAACGTCAATGCCTTTTTGAGCCAACGCCCGCGCAAACTCCTGCGCTTTTTTGTTCAGGGTGGTCTTGTACTCCTGTATCTGACGTTCCGCATCACGAAGTCCGGCATCGCTCAACCTCACTTTAATTTTCACTTGCAGCCACCTCTTTCAGCGCATATAACGTGTCCGTGATATGCTCTGCGACCTTGACCACAGTGTAATTGAAGGGCTTAGAAACGTCTGTCTGAAACCAGACGTGTGTGCCCTCATAAAGTGGGGTGTTGCGTTTCTTGCTGGACGAACTGACAACGTAGCTGTAATCCGTGAACGCTCCAAAAGGGTTTGCTTCCGCAGAACCAGTAGGAGGACTGACATTCAGCATCAGCTTTGCGGGTTCACTCCACGATTCGTATGCAGATTCGCCAGTCTCGTTTCCCCACTCGTCCACAACAGGCGTTTTTTCGCCGACTGGGTTTGAATACCACAGCGGGCGTTTATCCAGCGGGCTTCCATTAAACATCAGCTGATAACACCTACTCTCGGAACCACTTCATTCAGCAGGGACTGTGCTACATCGGACGATTCCCACACACGAGTGATACCATTGTTGGTATAGCTCGTCTGTCCATTTGCGCCGATGTGGTTGTACAGTTCCGCTGCAATGCGTATCTGCAACGACTGATACTGCAAGGGCAACTCGTCCGGTCTGTTACCGAAGGGGTAGCCCTGTGCAAATATCTTGTCCTTGGCAAAATCAAGCAGCAGGTCGAAGAGTGGGTAGTCCTCGTCCGTGATTTCACGGTCAAGTGCAGGGGCGATGTACTGCCCCAGCTTGGCTGCCGCTTCGGAATACTGATCTCCCATGCTGCTTTCCTCCTTTCGCTTTAGTAAGCCTTGATGCAGTACACAGCGTCCATGCGCTCAAAGGACGGCAGAACAATTTCGGAGACGTAGATGTTGGTGTTGACAGGATGCACGGTCTGCTCGGTGGTAACAGCAACGCCAGTGTTCACAACGGAAACCTGTGCGTTGGAGATGCCAGCCATCAGGTCGGCTTCCTCAGGGGTGGCAACATAGTACATATTGCCCAGAGAGCCAGAAGGAGCCAGCACGACATAGCCATCAGGCAGATACTTCTCAGCAGCTGCGATTTCCTCCGGCTTGTACATCTTGTCGTACAGATGAATGCGGATGCCAGATGCGCTTTCGACAACAGAACGTGCCTCGGAATCGACAAGAACGGCGGTGGCGGTTTTCATAACCGTCAGGAACCGGTTCTTGATTTCATCCGCAGCAATCATCTTGTGGAAAGTGTTGGTGTTCATGTAGGCATCGGTGATAATCTCACCAGTGTTTGCCAGCACGGTGTTTGCGGCAGTGGTCATCGTGGCGATGGGGGTTGCAGTGGTAGGAGCGTCCCACTTCTCCTTAGTGGTCAAAGCCTTGTAATTGGACTGCTGCCAAGTGCCGTCCGGGTCATAATCGTAGACGTAACTCACGCCGTTGGACTCAATAGAGATGCCGGGCTTGCCAGTCTTAGGAGCCAGAAGCTGCCACACCATTCGCTCAGGCACAATGCGAGCACCGGTAATAAGCTGTGCGGTATCATCGTAGACACGATTGATAACGTCTGCCGCAAACTCCTGATTAGTAGCCAGAACAGAGATAATCTTGCGGCGGTCTTCCTCGTCAATGTGAGTGCCCTCACGGAAGAACGGCATATTGGTCTCGGTCATTTTGATGCCCTGACGAGTACGGAACGTAGCCTTGGTATCGAAAACGCTAGGCTTCAGCGAAACGCCAACGCCCTTGTGGCCACGCAGCCACTTCAGTTCCATGCTGACCTTCTTCCGAGCAGGGAACAGAGCATCGGAAGCATAGGGCTGCGCATTGGTCGGGTCGTTCGTCCAATAGGCGGCAATCGCAGCAGGGGAGAAAATTTCGTTCAGATTCAGTGCCATAATTTAGTCCTCCTTACTCGCTCTTTGCGCCAACATCAGTACGGCAGAAAACGGCGGGAACAGCCTTTTTCAGAGCGGCAATATCGTTTGCAGAATAGGTAAAGCCGGACAGCTTTGCCTTGTCCACATCAATAACGCCCTGAATTAGCAGTGCGCCATTGGGGTTGACGGCAGGGTCAACGGTGTGCAGCAGAATGCCAATGGCATCGGTAGCTGCGTCAGCAGCGCTAGTGCCAGTAGTGGCAGCAGCTTTCAGACCAGTCTTTGCCATGGGATAACCAGCCGGAACGGCATTGGTTTCCTTGACAGTAAAGGGAATGGCAACGTAGGTATCAGCAGCCAGAATAGTGCTTTCAGGAGCCGATACCGGAGTATTGGTGTACTTCATGTTTTCCTCCTTAATGGAAAGCAGTCATTGCGTCACTCGATGCCTTGTTTGCGTCTGCACGCTCCTGTGCGAAGCGTTTAGCAAAGGCAACACCTGCGCTATCTGCGCTGTTACCATTGCCATCCGCACCCGGAGGCGTGGGCATATCATTCAGCAGAGAAGCCTTGTATGCGGTGTCGTGGGCGGTCATAAACTCCGACTGGAACTTAAACACCTTGTCCATGTCGCCGTCAGCCAGTGCAGATGCAGCCTTTCCAGCCAGTTCAGCGTCATAACCCTGCGCAACGAACTTTTCACGGTAAGATGCAAGGGTTTTTTCCTTGACGAGGTTTTCCTTGTCGGCAGTCAGAGCTTCAATCTGCTTCTGCATTTCTGCCAGCTTATCAGCCTGTTCCTGTGCGGCGTTCTCGTCATCGGTGCGCTTTGCCTTGAGCTGCTTCTTGTACTCGGCTGCTTCACCGTTGGCTTTCGTCACGGCGTTGCGCAGCTTCTCAATCTCCGCGTTAGGGTCTGCAGCCTTTTCAAGCGCAGAAACAATTTCATCGGCGGTCATGCCCTCTTTGTAGGCATCACCAAGCAACACATTGAGTTTCATATCGTTAATTTCCTCCTGCGTTTTTTTACCGTTGCTTCCCTGCAACGCTGCGAAATTTGTATCCCGGCTTCCCTGCCGTGTTTATAGCAAAGGGTTATTCGCCCTCTGTTTCATTGTCGATTTTGCTTAGAATCTTTTTGAAAAGTTCAAGCTGTTCTTTAGAAGGTTCTTTCGGCTCTGTTTGAGCAATCGCTACATTGGCATAAAGAGCGGCTTCTTCAAGGTGAGTAAGCGCAATGCTTCTTTCTCGATTCGGCTCAATTTGCAAAATCAGCTTCTCTGCATATGAAAGTGAATCGTAAATATGCTGAAATAAAGCCATCTCTGCTCTTGAAAGTGCTCTGCCCTTATACATTGTTGCTTTCCTTTCCATCAGCCTGATTGCCGACCATTTTGTTGGTGTCAACAATATGGTCTGTGGGCTGTTCCTGCGGCTTCGGTGCTTTCCCATCCTTGCCTAGCTTTCCGGCGGCAATCAGGAAGGGCTTGCTCATTTCGTAAGCAGCCTGCGGGTCAGGGAACAGACCGGGCGTAGTAAACGCCAACTGCGGGTCAATGCTCTGATTAAGCATCTGTGCAAAAATCTGAACCTTGCTCTGCTGGTTATCGTACTGACGGCGGGGCAGTTTGATATTGATGTCGCTTGCCATCAGCTTAGAACCAGCCGTATCACGCAGAATTTTGAGCATCACAGACAGGCTTTGACGTTCCGAGAACTTGAACATATTCTCGTACTGCTGCGCCCTTGCCTCTGTGTGATTCCAGCCGTTGCGGACAATGACTGCGCCCACGTTGTCGGACGTTGCGTTCTCACTGCCAGTGGCGCTGGGCATAGCAGTTAGACTGCGGTACACGTTCAACATGGAATCGAGCAAGGTCTGGCTCTGCTGCTGGTCAAGTTCGTTTGCAATCTGCTTTACATCAGCGGCAAGACCAGCGGTAGACTTGATGGACATTGCGCCCATCTGCTTAACAGCATCCAGCGCTTCCTTGTCCACAAGACAGTTTACAAACACCAAGATGGACTGGATGAACTGCTCAACGCCGTCCAGACGGTTGCTTTCAAGATTGTTGATGGCATCCAGAACAGGGATGGCCGGTTCAAACAGCCCCATGCGCTCTGGGTTGAGCTTGTATTCGACCATCGGAAGCATCCCCAGAGAATGGCTTTCAGATTTTGTGATCTTGCCGTTGTCGATTTCAAAGTACTGGTTTGGCGTGTACACGCAAATCAGGTCGTTCAGGTCATTCTGATAATTGCGTGGAATGTGCAGCACGTTGGCAATCGGCTTGTGACCGATGCCGGAGTTGTAAATCACATACGCCATGTCCGGGTCGGGAACGTCCACCAGCAGGGGTGTTTCGTCCGGGTAGTTACCGCCATACCCCTTGTCAGGAAGAACAATGCGGTATCCCTGTCCGCACTCCAACATCCACTGCCAGAGCCGCCGATCAAGCGCGTCCTTGCCCTCATACTGCAAGGCGTTAGACAGCCGGGCGATTTCCTCGCCGTCACCTGTTGCCGTTTCAGACCGCACATAAGAGCACGGCGTACCGCTCATATAGCCTGTGTAGAAGCCCACACACTCGTTGGCGTGGTTCTCTACAATGCGGTTCGTGATTTCAGCGTGATATTCCTTCGTGCGGAGGAGAACAGGCTGACTGCCCAAGTAGTAATTGTGCAAGAAGCGAATCTCATTCTTGTTCAGCAGATGAATAGGCTCTGCCTTGCCCATGACCACTTTCAGCACGTTCTCCCGATTGATTTCCGTCTCCGGCGTTTCAATCGGTCTGCGTCCGGTCAGCGGATTATTCAAAAAACCGCCAACGACCATCTGATACTCAGCCATGCGTTCCTCCTTTCCGGCAAAATAAAAAGCGCAGCAAGACAAACCTGTTAAGGTCTATCTCACTGCGCCAAAACTGCGCTTCAAAAGCTATTTACTTTTCCGGTGGATGGATAATTTTTACCCATCCTTCCCTTGTGTCTCCTTCGATAACGCCCTTGCATCTGTCGCACTTGAAATGGTATCGTCCGTCTACTTCACCAAGATAGCGATTGCAGCGGACGTTCTTATAGATGGGATTCTGCCTGATACAAGGGCAACAGATTCTAACTAACATGAGCGCTCCTTTCGCTGAATTTCTGGAAACAGGCTGTTGAGCACAGACCTGTCAGAAGCTACTGGGAAACTATTCGCACTTCCAGCCGTGCTATTCTTCGCCCGAAGAAAACCATTGCAGCCTTTACATTCAGTTGTCGGACAGACGTAAATGGGTCAGCTGCAATTTTGGTGCTGCATAATGGATTTGAACCAATGTATGTCCGGTTATGAGCCGGATGCTCTAGCCTGACTGAGCTAATGCAACATAGAAACCCGGCTTGATTGGTTAACCGCTGCTCTTTGCAACGTCATGCCTAAACATTACATTGAGAGCCGGGAATAGCGGTGGAGGTTTTGGAGAATAAAGCCATGCAAAGCTAGGTAGTTGGTTGTGCTGCGTAACGGAATCGAACCGTTGCTTGCCAGCCGTGGGGGAGACGGGCTGACATTCCCAACCAACAGGGACCGCAACATATAAATCCGGCGAATGGAAAGAGTGAAAAGCATTCGCCGGTGAAAGGAGAAATATGCTCGTTGACACACAAGCGAGTAAAAATGACAAAACCTCGCTATGCCGGGCTATTCCTTAGAGGAAGCTGCAAAACTTCCTGCATACATTATAAGCGTTGTCAAGTGGTAAAATCAAATAAATAGACCCAGCGAACACAATATATTGTGTTTTTAATCAAAATGGACGCTTGACAGGTTCGATTTTACTGATTCCGTTATACAATTCATCGGCAAGCTGTGCCAGACTGTCCGGCGCATCATCGTGCGGAACTTTGCCAAGCTGTGTGAACATCGTCACCTGTTCCATGAACGCCTTGTACTCTTTCGACTGGTGCTTCTCGTCAAGGAAATAGAACCGTTTGATGTCTGGCGCATACTGAATAATTCTGGACAGCTTGCTTTGACCACTTGGCGCACGTTGGCTGCGGACAGAGCAGTGATAGCCTTGCTGCCGGAGCTGGCTGTCCACTACGTCACAATATTCATCACCGCCGTTGTTGGCTTCGCCACGCACCACATTGATTTTGTGCTGGATGATTTTGCCCACGACTTCCGGTCTGGTCACGGTTTTATCGCCATTATTGAACACAAGGTCAGGGATGAACACGGCATCGCCATACACATAGGCGATAGGACAGGCGGTAAAGTCACCGCCACCCCATGCAATATCCATGACCATGAGCTTGCGATCGGGCTCTCCATCCGGAAGAATACCGTTGTAATACCGTAATTCATCGGCAGGGAACAGCAGACCTTCACGCACATAAGGCTTGCCCATGTATTTTGCCCACCATGTTGCATCGTCAATACTGGCTTTCATGTCGGCATAGTAGGAATCGTCAAAGCCAACGCCATAGTCATAATTGAAGTTGCTGTGTCCGTTCTCATCCACCGCAGGAATCACCCGAAATCTGTACTTTGGGTTGTCTGCATACTGGTTCTGGATGCGTCCAAGAGGGTCAAGCACGTTCCAGCGTGTGCCGACCATCAGCTCCAATGCGCCCTGCTTTTTACGGTCTTTCAGCTGGTTTAGGTAAGCATCGTACTTGTTGTTCAGACGCTCAACATTCAAGCTTTCTTCCAAGTCCTCGATCAAGTCATCGCTGTACAGAACGCCGCCCTCGCCGATTTCAACTGCGCCGGTCAGCGTACCGCCAATGGAGCGGCAAGTAAGGGTAGGAAAACGCTTTTTGCGGTTCAGGTCAACGCTTTCGTCCTTTGCGCTCTTGTCCACAAGCTGAACGTCAGGGAAGATTTTGCCCCAGTTGTAGGTCACAGGGTCGGTGATGATGGACAGGACTTCTCCATAGAAACCGTTGGTCAGCTTGTCAGAGTGTCCGCTCATAACCGATGCAACGTCAGGGCGGTTGCCCATAAGCCATGTGATGAAGAAAATGCACAGCGTACTCTTGCCTACGCGAGCCGGAAGACTGACCCCCAAGAAATCTATCCGCTTATAGAACAAGTCCTCTAGGTCGTCTGCCAGCACTTTTAGCACTCTGCGTCTGGGCTGATAGAACTTCTTCTCCGGCGCACGATTCCATTCAAGGCAGATGCAATAACTGTCAAACACGTCCTTTGCTTCAAACAGGTACGTCCGGCTGATAATGTCATAGACCTTCGCCACGTCCTCGCCTGTTTTCATCTTGCCCATCATGGCTGCACAGACAGAGCGCAGCTCGCCAGAGTATTTGTAGGCATCGAACCGTTTGTCCTGTGGCAGGGCGTCTCTCAGGTTCACCACCGCCTGAAACCAGTCCTCGTAGACCTGCGCTTCTGTCGGATTCTGCTTTGCATACGCTTTGATGCTGCCGATGATGGCGATACACTGTTTTGGTTGCATAAAAAATAGGCACCCCCTACCTGAAAATGTAAAGAGTGCCTACAACTGCACAAAAATCAAATATTCGGTTTTATAATTTTGTTTTCGGAAAATTATTTGCTAAAATTCGTTTTAACGGATAGAATGTGCGGTTTATTTGACTTCTTCTGCAAGCTGGTTGAGCCTGCGTTTCAGCTCGTCCGCATCGTAGTACAAGGCGTCTGCAACGGCGTTGAGAATATCAGGCTTGTCGGTGTAATCGCACAGCGTTTCAATGAGTTTCAAACTCTGCTCTGACAATTTTACGGTTTTCATGTCGTTTTTCCTTTCTCATTCGGTTTTATTATAGGTTGCGAACAATGTCAACTGAAAACACCAGCTAACACAATACTAATCGCACCTGCGACAACGCTTGTTAGAACGCCGCAAGCAAAGCCTATCCAACGTTCTTTCCACTGTTCAATCTTTTCCAGCTTGTGGATTTTCTTATAGTTCTTTGCGCGTTCCAACAGCCAGAACGCCGTGTGCTGCGTATCGCCCCAGCGTATCAATCCATCGTTGGCAAGAGATTCAAGAACAAACTGTGCCGTGAAGTCTAGCCTATCTTGCAGGGCTTTTACAGAATAAAATCCATTCGGAAGGTCTGGCTCATAGGTGTTCAGCGTGTCGATCAGATGCTTCATGTTGTCACTGAGTATCACAGAACGCACCTCGCAACCACAGCTACGATGAAAAACCCGGTAAGCAATCCAACGACTGCCCCTGCAAGCCAGTCATACGAGTTTCTGTTGTTCCACTTATCCATAGGCTCTTACTCCTTTCACCTGTTCTGTTCAGCAATCCGATACCATGTCTGGCGGGTCACACCAAGCTGTTTTGCAGCATCGGTGACGGTCAGCAGACGTTTTTCCACCTGTTCGTGCAGAACATCAAAGAGGTTGCGGTCATACTCAGTGGGCTTGCGACCTTCCCTGTAATCAGGGCGCTGACTAGCAATCTTCTTGCCCTCTCTGGTGCGTTCAACAATCATGTCACGCTCAAACTGGGCAAATACAAGGAACATACCTCTCATAGCCCTACTAGCGGGAGTATTGTCCATCACCCCAAGATTCAGCACGTTCACCCGGATTCCTTTTTCAATCCATGAATCAATCAGTTCATACCCGCCGACAAGGCTTCTGGCAACACGATCTAGCTTTGTCACAACGATTGTATCGCCGCTCTGGACTTCCGCTTCCAGTTTGTCCAGCTCCTTGCGTTCCATTTTAGTTCCAGTATATACCTCTTTGAAAATTTTAGTTGCGCCAGCGGCCTTGAGGGCTTCTTCCTGCGATTCAAGGCTGTTGCCATCAATCGCCTGTCCAGCGGAACTGACACGAGCATAACCGTAGATCATTCAGGTTCACCGTCTCTTTCAAGAACTTTGAGAGCAAATTCATCCGATGCAACATCAGCGCCAATAGGCTGAATCACGATTTGGTATTTCATTTCTTCCAAAAGCATTGCCATTGTGGATAACTTCAAATCATCCGCATTAACACGGTTTGTCACATAAGAAGAAACTTCATATCCCATTTGCCTTGCAAGAGATGCAGAAGTATATCCTCTGATTTTCATAACGGAACGAAGAATGTCCCCGGAATTGACTTTATTTTTGGTTGCACCGCCTTTTTTCTTCTCTGCCATTTTTATCGAACCTCTCTTCCGACCCAATGATAACACATTCTCGTGTCACTGTCAACACCTTCTTGTGTTTTTTGCAAATTTTTTACTATCAATATGGTGATAAAACGGCTGTAAACTTTTTCGTTGCTTTACAAACTGTATACTTGAATAATAGCCTTACGAATTATCGAAAAATATCTTTTGAGTTACTATCACTAGGGTAAACTAATCCGTTTACAAAATCACTATCAAATAACGTAAATTTACGTTAGAATGCGTAAAATGTCACAAATGTGTGACTGAATTATACAAATTGGGCTGTTGACAACTATATACCAAGCGTCTATAATCTAAGACAGCAGAACACACAATGAATCAGCCAACAACGGTAGATTTGTCCTTTGTGGCATAAAAAAATAGGCCGTCAGCACCACCGACCAAAGTTGCACTGACGACCTATTCCACCACAAAACAGAAGCTGCGCAACCAAGGGCGCAGTCTCGGTTTCTGTCAATTATTATAGCAGAAGCAGACGGTTTCTGCAATAGAAAGGAGCAAAAAACATGAACTTTCCCACTACAACCGAAGAATTTCTGAAAACCCTCGCCCACGGCAAAGAGCCGACCAGCGAGGACAGGGAGTACGCAGAAGCGCTGGGTAAGCTGTCCGAACTGAACTATCGGGCAGGGTACGAAGCCGGAGCAGCCAAAAACAAAGGCTAAGTTTTGTGCAAAACGTAGAAAGTAGTTTGTCAAGATGAACGAACACTAAATGTTGTGTTTCGTTGGTCTATTCCCGTTTGACTTTACTACATTTTGCGATTACACTTAATGCACCTCAAAGAAAGGAGATAAAAATATGGCAAGAAGTCCCTACATCGAAGCATACCGCCATCAGGTAGCCGTTGGCTTCACTGATCGTCAGTATGAACTGCTGGTGGAGCACTGCAAGAAGTGCCGCGTGTCACTGTCACAGGCCGTCCGCGATGCCTACCTTGAGAAGTACCCGATGCCCGATGAAAACGAAAAATGATACGTCCGCTGAAGTTTGGCGACAGAAGCGAACGTATCATCCACACTCAGAGAGTATAGACCCTCTTTGGGTTATTATACCAAAGATGGCTTGCTCTCGCAAGACATAAGGATAAAATTTTATGAATAATAGCCTTGAAAGCATCCGTATCTTCTCCGAAGATGTTATTCCTGTTTACGACACCGACACCGGCGAAAAGGTTGTGTTGGGTCGGGAACTGCACGAGCGGCTCAAAATCAAGACCGCATACAAAGATTGGTTCCCTCGTATGTGCGAGTATGGTTTTGTTGACGGAAAAGACTATGGCTCATTTTTGAGCAATAGGTCTGATGGGCTTGCTGGAAAGCCCAGAACCGACCATATTATCACTCTGGACATGGCAAAGCACATTGCAATGATTCAGCGGACACCTGAGGGCATGGAGATTCGCCAGAAGCTGATTGACCTTGAGAAGAACGTGTCTGTCAACCAGTTCGCAGGGCTTTCTAAGGAGCTGCAAGCAATCCTTGTGATTGACCAGCGCACCATGAAGCAGGAGCAGCGCATTTCCGCTCTTGAGAACACTATGACCATCGACTACAACCAGCAGCGTGTGTTGAAGCGTGTCGTGAACACGGTAGTCATCAACGCTCTTGGCGGCATGGACAGCCCGGCCTACAAGAGCCGCAGCGTCTCTCAAAAGCTGTTCATGGAATGCAACCGAGACATTCAGGACTGGTTCAATGTAAACAGCAGAAACAACGTGCCGAAGAAGCGGTTTGATGAAGCTGTCGAGTACATCAAGAAGTGGAGACCGTGTGCGAACTCCGTTATGTTGGTTCAGGTCACAAACGGCCAGACCCAGATGCCCATGTAAAAGGAGAACGAATGTGATTAACGGTGATAAGTACGAAAACCTTGACGAATACATCAGCGACACTCTGGAAAACATGGAGTGGCTTTGGAGAACTCCTGACGTTGGAGAAACCTACAATGGGCGAGTGATCGCTTGCAACGGCAAAGAGGTTGCGTGCGGCTATCTCTCCTACGAAGCAGACGAATACGGCGATTTAAGACCGTACCTGTGCGACAACGGCAAGATTGTCATGCGTGACGTTAACGATTGGATGCCGATGCCGAACGTGACCAGCGTATTGAAAAAGTAAATAGCCTATAAGAAAAGCCAGTGGTTAGAGAACATCTAGCCGCTGGCTTTTTGTGTTATTGTCAGGAAGTTAAAAATGCAGAAGCGAAAAAGAACACAAGATAATAGGTTATAATACAAAGAATAATCGTAGCGATTATTTTACCAACGCTCATTCTTTTCTTATTCTCTCCGCCACACTCAGGGCAAAACTTCGCTGTCTTTGAAATCATGTGTCCACAGTGTTCACATGGAATCAAATCGTTTTTTAACTCTTTCTTTTCCATTATGTAGCCCCTTATTCGTTCGCAAGGTCTGCGTATTTGACTTCAATGCGAGGGAGTTCATCAGTCGTGCTGGTCAACGCTCTGGTGATTTTCTCAAGCCCGGTGAACTCACCGTAGACAACGATAATATCATCGTCAAGAATCTTTATAGCATCGCCGCCACGCTTATCCAGCATATAATACTCGTCATCGGCATAGAATCCGTATCCACTGTTGTCCGTGTAGGTTCTCCATGCTTTTTCGCTGCCGGAGAAATTTGCGTCAATAATCTGCGAGACCTTTACCTTAACTACAATCTTGGTGCCTTCATACTTTTCAGGATAGCGGCACAGTTCCTTATAGTCCACAGTCTGGCACTCTGCCTTGTAATCGTCCTCGCTGATTTCAGGCACAACAGATGCAACGGAAGAAGCAGTGGATGCGCTTGCCTTAGATGTTGATTTACTGCTGCTTGCAGAGCCGTCAGAACTACTACCAGAGCCGCCAATGGCAGACAGGACAATCAGAACAATGATTGCGATGAACCACCAGCGCTTGTAGATGGGCGGCTTGTTCTTGCCGCCACACTGAGGGCAGACCTTTGCACTTGCGGCAATCTCCGCTCCACAGTGCTTGCACGTTGTCATTTTACTTTTAGCCATTGTAGATTCCTCCATTGTCTATTTATATGGCACTTGCAATGCCATGCATCATAAGATATGCGCCACAAGCCATAACAGCCACCGCAATGATTATGCCCCATATTGAAGCGGCAATCTTTTCGTTCTTTTCTCTCTTTTCTTTGTTCTTGTCATTCTTTTGGTTCATTACAGATTCCTCCCTTTCAAGGCTTGTAAGGCAAGTATAGCACAGAACACAGACCCTTTGTAGGGGTCTTTTTGTTTTTGCGCAGAAAATTTTTGGTGGCACAAAATTGAGCCGCCAATTTTTGAGCCTTTTTTATTTTTTCGGTGGTTGGGCGGCTCACCGGGCGCAGCCCGGCTCGGCCACTATACCCCGCCGGTGCACCCCTGCCCACTCCAGCGCACCCGGACAGATTGCACAGCACAGGCAGCAGGGCAGGCCGTGCCAAAAACCAGGGCGAACAAATACCAGGGCAGACCGACGCCCAGGCGTTGGAGCGTGTCCGAAACTGTGCAGATTTGGACACACTCAAACATGAACGATTTTCAACACAAGAATGTGTGCAAAACCATTGACATCAACACAAGAACGTGTTACTATATAGACAACACAAGAACGTGTTACACCACCACCAAAACAGGAGGACAAAACCATGAAAAAGACCATCGATTATACCGCACTTGCAGATACCATCCGCGCAGAGCTCAACGCCCGCCACGATTGCAGCGCATGGGGTAAGGCCGTCACACTGTACGCTCTTGACCTGCTGGAAGATATCCAGTGGTATGCCAACGACACGGAGCGCCTGCCCCTTGACGGTGCAGAGCTTGAAAAGTGGGCGCTCAACGGTGCAAGTTGCTGGGAGCAGTACAGCAACGGCGGCTGCTCCATCTGCTATAACGCCGATATCGCCGCACGGGTCTGCACCCCGTCCGAACTCAAGCGCAAGCACGGCGGAGCGTATGAGCCTAACAGTCAGGAAACGTGGCTTGACGTGCAGGCCCGCGCACTGTATCAGGCGTGCAACCGTATCCGCACTATCTGCCGTACCAACGGCCTGTATTATAAGGAGGTCTAAAAATGATTACTCTTGACTTTTCCCAGTGGGCTGCCCTCTGGTACGTTGGCGGCATGATCAGCGGCGCGTTGGTCATGATTGCATTTCTTAACAGCTAAACAGGAGGGCATGAAAAATGACGTTGTTTGAAGAAAAGGTGAACGAGTACCGCGAAAACAAACGGCTTTTAGAAGAGCTGGAAGCGATGAACGAAAGCATTAAAGCAGATATTATCTGCATGATGCAGGGCGCGCCGGAGATGGCACAGGGCACCGCAAAAGCCATTTACAAGGATGTGCAGAGCGTCCGTCTTGATAGCAAGCTACTCAAGACGCTACACCCTGATATATACGCAGAGTGCAGCAGCAAAACCACATACAAACGGTTTAGCGTGGTATAAGGGGGTGCAAGCTGTGATACTATCCGCACTTTTGTTTTTCTTTTGGTTTTTTTCGGCGCTGTTTAAGGCGTCCAAATAATGGAGGGCTTATATTATGGCTAACAAGGGATATAATGCAACGACTGGGCTGTACAGCTCCCGTTACTACGCACGCAAGGCCGCAACCGGTGCGGACGTTGTTATCAAGGTTTGCGGCGGCTATACCATTATGACGGCAGCAGATTATAACATTTGGCGCAATCAGCGTTGACACAATTTCAGATTCCACCCCGCCCACGCTGGCGGGGCTTTTATTTTGCCTTGTTGCAATGCAACCCAATACAAGCGTTTACAGCGGCCTTTTTGTCACTCATGCAAATTATACCGCCTAAACTCCAAAACCGTTTACAGGGCTTTACAGGTGCGTTTCTGTTGATTTGGCCCGTTCCAGCGCACGCAATACAGCAGTCACACAAGCCGCCTGCGCAGCGCTGGAGGGCATACCATCAAGCGCAGCACCCGCACCGATACCAAGCACCACCGCCACGCCGAACACTGTACAGGTCAACGCAGCCGCCCTATTATAATAAGGTATATAAGGGTGCATGGGTGCGTCCTGTTATGGATTCATGCCCGGCGGTGCATCATAGCGCAGACCATGCCAACGGCAGCGGGTCAGTGCATCCGGCTTGCATCCGGTGCAGAAGTCAGCGCAACGGCTGAAGGTCTGGCACCGGGTCAGCAGTCAGGGCGCGCCGGGTCTGCCTGGCACACTCCACACGGCGGGGCAGTCCAGCGGCAGGGGCGCGGAACCACTGGCGGCTTGCCGCCGCATCTCTTTTCGGGCTTTCGCCCGATAGCCAATAGAGGTCAGCAATAGTCGTAGCGTTCCGGCTGGAATAGTCGTAGCTAATAGTCGTAATTTCTCCCGGCAAATAGTCGCGGAATAGTCGTAAAGTCGTCAGACGACCACAGTTTGAAAGTCCTATATATAGTATAGCAACGAGCTGTCCGCTGATAGTCGCAGAGCAATAGTTGTATCATTTTCTTGCGAACTATCGTCAAATAGTCGTGTATTTTTTGTGTGAAATAGTCGTTTGACTTTTAGAAGAAGGGAGATGCGATAGTCGCTAAGTCATCCGACCACCCAAAAATCAATTTGTGTCAAGACACCTGTCAATTTTATTCTCGCCCATCCATACCAAATTCGTATACCAATCGTACTTATTATAATATACGCTTATATATCCTAGTAATTATCTAGGGATTATTCTGCTAAAATAGTCATACCATCCGATTCGGTCTGTTCCTGCTCGATTTAATTCCCAGTAACAAACTATGGTATTACGTCCAATCCATAGGATTCTACTAGGAATAGCAAACGCAACATTTGTACATATCCAACCGACTACAAAATGAAGTCAATTCTCCATGTTAAATAGTCCTAGACCATCCACCAGTCCGAATCTCACGCTAGTTCTCGCCTACGGTCTGCTCTGCTGGCTAACGGTGTAGCTTTGGAGATAGAGGGTTATAGGGGGAAAGAACCTTTACAGACGATTGAACTCTGGTTCACAGTACTGTTGCTTCTCCTGTTCCTTGTCAATCCACATATCAGCAAAGGCCTTCCAGTTTGTTATAGGCTTTCCGGTCTTGGTCATCCAGCCTGTTCCCTCATAGTAGTTCATGAACCTGCTGGCAAGCCTGTTTTCACATCCAGCATCCAAAAAATACTCGCTCACATCCTCGAAGTCCGGCGTACTGGCGTTCCCATCGGGCGGGTCGCCCGCTTTCTTAATAACTTTTTTTCTTTTCTTTTCTTCTATATTAAGGAGGTGAACGATTGTTCCCCTCACAGGTGAAGTATCGTTCCCCTCAGAGGTGAATGATTGTTCACCTCCCTTTTCGCTCTTTGAAGATTCTTCCGGCACTTTGACGTATATCTTATCGGGCTTGTTCTTGCCTTTACGCTTGCGCTCGATCAACCCGGCTTCTTCCAGCTCTTTCAGAGACTTCTTGACCCATCGTTCTGTGAATCCAGTATCGGCAGCAAGGTCTTTGATGGGATACACGATGTATACTCGCCCTAGTTGGTCAGCAAACTTTCCGCTTCTGCTTGCCCTCTGTGACGACCTTGCACGATTGAACAGGTAAATGTAAACAATTTTCTCTGTTGGGCTAACGCCAATAGTCGAGAGGAATCGAGGGTAAACCATGTACCCATTGACCTTTGTATCGGCTGTCATGTATTCCATTTTCTCCTCCTGCAATAGTCGTAGACCTCTACAATGCGCTCACAGCCACGTAGAGTCACGTCAGCGCTGTTTTCTGTGTTCAGTCGATAAGTTTGCCATCTGACCTTAAAAGCGTTTGTAGGGCTTCTGTGTGCGTATATGCAAAAGGCTGCCATTGCTGACAGCCCATGCACTTAGATTTCGTATTCGCTTTCAATGCCGCAAGACCACGTTCGACGAATGAACCAGATAGGTCACGCCGTCAATCTTTACTTGCAGCTGGTCGCCCTCGTAATCGTCCCAACTATTCAGCTTGCCATCAACAATCGTTCCATCGGGCATTTTCAGCTGTGCCCATGAGTAGCTATACGTTAGGTCTACCACCTGTTTGTTGCATCCAGCCATCAGCATAATGAGCGTAAGAGCGGATACACATACGGTCAAAATCTTTTTCATAGTCGTTCCTCCTTGATTCAATTCATACAAGAACACCGTTTTTTTGCAACACATTGTAAGCAATCAATACGATGCACCAAAGAATCGCTGGAACCCCAATCATCGAAAAGATTTCCATTGTAAAGCTTTTAGTGTGTTTTTCTGCCCATTCTAAAAAAATGCAGAGCCAAAGGCAATAAAAATAATCGCAGCAAAAGCGAATATCACATCATTCAGTGTCATCTTTTTGTTTTCCTTTCAATCCATCCAAGTATACTCTTGAAACCGTTGAATCTGCTTGTTAAACGTAATGGGAAGGTCGCCTATCTCGCCTTCCTTGTTCTTGCTTAGTCGAAACAGGTACTTTTCAGGGTTATCGCCGGACAGAAGGATGATTGCATCTGCGTCCTGTTCAATCTGTCCGCTCTCTCGCAAGTCGGAGTTGGTAGGCGTTGCTCCGGGCTTGGATGGGTTTCGATTAAGCTGTGCCAGTGCCACCACGACAATGCCTGTGGTCTGCGCCAACTCGTGTAAGGCAATGGATATGGCTGTAATGGCAGCATATCTGTCCTTTGCGCCTGTTTCGTGGATGAGTTGAAGATAGTCTACGAAGATGACTTGAGCCTTTTTACGCAGAGCCTGAGCCTTCATCCACGCCACGTTCTTTCCGGCAGCAGAGCGGATATATAAGGGCATCTTCATGTTCTTTGCCTGTCCGTCAATCTCATTCAAGCTGACCGCCTTATTTTTCACTGTGTCCAGAGGGCAGTATATTTGATTAGCCATCAGACGTGCGCCCAACTTGCGTTTGCTGGTTTCTAAGCTGAAATAGTACACGGTGTAATCCTGCTTTGCCATGCTTGCTGCTATTTGCAAGGACAGGGCTGTTTTGCCCGCAGACGGTCTGCCGCCGATAATGATGAAATCACCCGGTGAGATGTGCAGCGCTTCATCCAGACGCTCTAGGCCTGTCTTGATATACACAGGCTTCTCGTCCATGTGAAGCACATAGTCGTTCAGCACATCCTCGTATGTCCACGCATCTTCTTCCTCAGCTTTCAGGCTCATTGCCTCGCCCATCTGCTGGTAAATGTCTGATAGATCAGAATAGTCTGTAAGCTCGCTGGTCATCTGAAATGCCAGACCTTGCACACGAGTGAGCGCAGCTTGTTCTCTGATAAGCTGTACCCAACGCTGCATCTGCTCCCTGTCAATTCGCACACACTCTGATTCACAGGTTTGTACACACGCCAAGAGCGTCTGCGCTACGTCTGGATGCTGCGTGTTTATCTCGACTATATCTATCTTACCCCTAGCCGTCCAATAGCCCTGAACAGCCGCAAAAGCGTCTCTCAGCTCAGGTCTGAACAAGTCAAGTTCAAGGTCTGGTATGATTTCATCCACAACGCCCGGATTGCAGAGCATCAGCGCACCGATAAATACCGTTTGAACGTCCATTGTCATAGTCTAGGAAACTCCATCTCCGTGCTTTGCTCGTACTGGTCATCCTGTTTCAATGCGTAAATGTCCTGCCACCCGGCATAGATGCTCTGGTCAAGAATGGCTTTCCAGTCGTGCCGATCAAACTTTTCCAGCTTGTTGCAGAGCATCTGTTTCGCCCGGTCTGTCATAGGCTTTTTGATTCTTGTACGCATCTGTGCGAACTCTCGCAAGGATTCCAGCAAGGCTTTATCGCCATGAGCAAAGTCGGAGAAGATGTCAGGTTTCTTTTTGACCGCACTTTCCGGCAAGGTCTTGACGTTCATTTGACCGTCAGTTGATACAATGGGTTCATTGTCATCTGACTTTGAACTCATAGATGAGCTGACTTTCATCTCATTTATGACATGAGGATGAGCTGACTTTCGTGTAGACCATCCTTTTGACGCAATATCGCTTCTTTTCCATTCTTCATCGAGCAGATGCTTAATCAAAATGAAACAAGATTCTGCCTTTTTTGAGTTCAAAGTTGTGTCTTTTTCTTCAAAAACGTATGCACAGATTGCATCGTAGAGTTCCAACTTCTCTTTACTTTTGAGCGTAGAGATGGCTTCAAAGTAGTATCGTTGAAATGTAAAGCTGTCTCGTTTTTTGTCCATGCTCAATCCTCTTTGTAGCGTTTGTTCCATGCTTCGATGGCTTTTTCCTTGCCAAATGTTACAGAAGTGCTCACCCCGCATTTTCCGCAGACTACCCAATTAGCCATGTTAATGTCAAGTGGATGAAGCACTTTTACAGTCGGTGGTTCCGCACCGCAGAACGGGCATCTCTTGAGTTCTTCCATCTTTTTTCTCCTTTATATTGTTCTTACTGCTCTTTTATTCCAGTCTATAATTGCTGATGGCAAAAAAGAAAAAGTTTGAGAATGTCTGCCACATTTATCGCATAAAACTACATAATACTCATAAACACCAAAAGGCTCTTTTTCTTTTTCGATATGCGGCTCAGCTCCGCAAAGGCATAATTTCAATTCTGTCATTTTCTAAATCCCTCTCTCGTTCTGATAGTTGACCTGAATCCGTCACAAGGCTTCTTTCCTCTGCCGTAGACCGGGCGTGTGTGCTTTGGCTTTCTTTTGTCTTTCGGATTGTAGCATCCTGATTGCGTCTCGCACTGCTTAACTGCTTTTGCAAATTTTTCAAGTTCATTGCAGAACTTGTCAGCTGCTTCCGTAAACGCTTTGAAAAAATCATTAAGTTCTTCACTCATATCATTCCTCCGGCGCATAAATGTGCATCCAATGCGTCACCGTCACATCTTTCGGCAGTCTCTCGCCTATCTCGTCCCAGAACTGACCGTCTGCATAACAGCCTAAAAAGTACGCTGTCGGCGAGATTCCTCGCAACATTTTTCCATCTTTATCACGCCATGTTGTCTTAGTCGCAAGCAACAAAGGCTGCGTCCGCTCTCGTGGCTGCTCGCTTGCCGGATGCCAAAGTGTGTTACTCATAACCTGTTCTCCATCAAAGAGCCACAGTTCGGGCAGTAGTTCCAACGTGTGTGATGATTTTTTGTGTGGCATCTGCTACACTCGAACCTTGTGAACGTATCGTCCTGTACAATCCATTCAGCGGTACGCTCTAGGCTGTCGGAGCATTTCCCACAACGTCAAAATGGCATTGCCAATACCGCAAGCACAGCATCTAACTCCATTGTAATTCTCGCAGCCATCGCAATATGCTTTCTGGATTCTTTCAATAAGTGCGTTTCGTTCAAGGTATTCTGGATAATTAGCCATTGTCTTTCGCCTCGATTGTTGGCGCAGTGTCGATGTAGTCAAGCACATCGTCTAGCGCGTAGCCCATGTAAGCGTACTCGACAGTAAACTCTTGCTCTAATTCCTGCATCCATTCTTCAATGCGCTTCCGTAGTGCATTGGCATCAATCGGTCTAGCTTCCATTGCTCTTTCTCCTTTCAATCTCATTGTAAACCGCTTTGTAGAACGCATCCCACGTCTCATAATCACAGGAATCGCCAAAGCCAAAACCCGTCCGCTTTCGCTCTGCAATTTCGCGTTCAAAGCAATCAAGAGTCTTGTCCATCAGTTCTGGCAGGAGCGGTGTGATGCATCCGCAGACAAGGCTAGGCATATACGACCGTCTGCCCAAGCGGTAGCGGACAGCACAGTTGCAGACCGCTCCAAAGTCGTCATTGGTGGGGTCTACTATGCCTTTCAGTGCATCGTCCTTTAAATCACACTCCTTACACCCAAGAGAAATTGAAAAGCTACGAAAATCAATATCTGTACATTTTTTACGTCCGCTTTCAATGTCTTGTATATAACGAACGCTAACGCCAATTCGGTCAGAGAGTTCTTTTTGCGTAAGTCCCATCCATTTTCTGCTTGCCTTAATCTTCTCCCCTGCTGTCATCTTTCTTCTCCCATTCCTTGCAGCCGCGTTCGTCCCACACGAAGTCTGCAACGTGTTCTGACTGGTCGTTCACACATACACCCTCCGGCTCTGCGTACCATTTGCAAGAGCCGCAGGACGGCTCGGATTTGTTCTTACAGGATTCTGCTGTGCATCGGATAGCTTTGCCAGCAGAGAATTGTTTGATGTCCATACAAGAACAATGTTCGGTAGTGCAGTAGAAGTTCATTCCTCTATCTCCTTCCATCCGACAAACTCGCATAAGCCAACAGTGTTATTGGCGCAACGATGAATGAGAACTTTATCGCTTATTTTGAATTTTGCGATAAACCCAATTTTGCTTTCTTCCATTTCGTTTTCAAACATCCAATCAACAATGTCTTTATCGATTCTGACATCGCCTTCGTCCGCCATGGTTGCAAAGCACTGTTTGCATCTATAAAGAGCGCACTTTTTCATAATCTCTGCCCCCTCTTTCTCCTTCTGTTGGCATTGAACCGCCCGATCACTCGCTTATACTCCTCATAGCACTCCGGGCACAGGTCGCCTGTGTCCCTGCGCCACGCCCAGTCCTTGAAGTATTCGTCAGGGTTCATCATCCTGCCGCCAAGAACCGTTCCGCAGCGGTCGCACACTCGCTTGTGGTAGATTCCTCTGTCAGTTTGCATTAGTCATCTTCCCCAACGTCCTTAAACAAGATTTCTTTGCCGGCTTTCCAGTCTTTGATTTTGCACGGAATATCCGTGCCCGGCACGGTCTTTTTCAGCCCATCCATCTGCCAGATGTTCCATGAGATGGTTTCTGCGATGCAGTCAAGAAACATAGGCATACAGCCGATTTCAAGCCGTTTTGCATCAAACCGATACCTAAAATTTTCAACCAGCGTCAGGAACAGGTTGCACCTTGCCAGCAAGAGATTGTCTCCCTGCCACTCATAGCCGTATGTCGATGCGTAGGCGCTAATTGCCCAGCACATCCACATATCATAGTCATGGAACTGCTCTGCCAGAACATTTAGCTTCCTATCCAGCAGACCGATTCTGTCCGGCACGGAAATCATCTGCCCTGTTGTGGTATCATATCGGCTTGTCAGGAACGGGGCTTCTCCACAGGTTACTTCAAGACAAGTCTTGTTGATATACTCCTTCCAGTCCTCGCCCTTCAGGTCGTTTTCGGCAACGTCTGCCATCTTCTTGCAAACCCATGTAGGAGTAAACACCTCTGCTTTCTTGCTGGTGCGCTTCTTTTGGTCTGCAAGCCGTTTCTGCACACGAGGAACAAGTTGAACCTTGTCCAGCTGTTCCAGCGTGATTTCATCCGCAAAGCCAACGCCAAGCTCAGGCGGCGGGTCTGTCGCCCAAATGATGTTCTTGCCTGTCGTGTGGTCTTGCAAGAGGACAGGCAGGAACGTGAGCAGGCATGGGTCGGAAAAATCAATCAGTTTTCCCATTTGTCAGCCCTCACCATGATTTTGTTTTTCTCTTTCAGCCAGTCCTTGACGCAATGAAAACAATGCTCTCGGTTTTGGCAACGCTCCGGGTCTCGATGCTTGATAAGTTCGCAGATGCCCGGTGTCAGGTTTTCCCTGATGTCATCATCCGTCATGGAGCGAATGAAATCGCCGTTAGTCATGTTCTTCCACCTCTCTGTACTCCACTTCAATCTCCTTCGGCAAAGCCGTCTGGTACTTCTGTGCGAGCTGCTCTGCGCTCTGGGCATCGCCCAACGGCTGTTCAGGCGGCGCAACGGTGACTTCCACGTTGTCACGCATACCAAAATAGTTCTTGGCTCGGAAAATCCACTCTGCCGGGTTTTCCTGACCATACATACCGTTGTATGCCCACATGGACTGCATTTGCAGAATCAGTTTTAGGATGTACTTCTGCTGCAAGCTTTCGTCACGGCGCTTGCCTGTCATAATCTGTCTAAGGCTAGGCCATTCGATGCCCAGAACCAGCGCAATCCATTCCACCACAGGGGAGATTCTGGCTTCGATACAAGCGTCAAAGAAGAAATCAAGGCGTTGCTGCACTTCAATGGGGTTGTTCATGTCCACGCTCGGAAGGTCGCCAAAATACTTTGCTGCAATCATTCCGACAACTTTCTTGTCCTCTTCATCACCGATTCTCGACTGCAAGTCGCCTGTATTCAGCATCTTAGACCTCGTGATCGCTAACTCCTGTTGTTCTTTCACCTTTTTACTCACCTGTGAGCGGATAGATTTCCGCTTGTTAAGCATCTGTTGTTTCTTCTTCTCTCGCTCTTTCTCACGCTTCGCGGCGGCTTCTTCTTTCGCCTTTTGCGCTCGCTTCTCACGCTTTTTCTTTTCAGCTTCGGTCAGCGGCGGTCTGCCACGACCACGCTTCGGGGGTGTTGCCAAGAGTTATCACCTCTTCATTTTTGTTTCGATGTTGCTCAGCTTCCGTGCAATCCACCATATAGAGCAGCAGTTGTCCAACTGCTGCCACCAAGCGCACTTTTCTTTTTCGCATACGCACCGACCAAGCGGATTGCTGGTCATCTTCATCGGGCAGTAAAGTTCGTTGTCCATTAGTACTCCTTTTCGATATGAACCCTTGCAATGCCGACCATTGTATCATCATGGCATTCCATAATCCTACCGTGACGGAGCGACACACAGTTATATGTAGTGCCACCGTAAAAGCCGGAATTGTCAGTAACCTCGCTTGTCTTCATAAGAAGTTCGCCGTTGTAGTAAAACGGCTCTCCTTCTTTTAGCGAATCAAAACGAACTCTCTTCTTGCTATGCTCTCCACGAATTTCCATACTTACCTCCACCCCATCACAACTGCCGTACAAACGGCTAGACACACGTTGATAAACAGCCAGACGAGCATTGCCTGTCGTTCCTCAAACAGGTTGTTCGCCATGTTCTTGATTGTCCGTTCGGAATGAACTACTGCTGCCAGCAGGACTAAGCAGACCAGCCAGCGGGTTACAAATTCAAACATTGTTATCCTCCATCAAATCGTCCATGCTTAACTGACCGCTGATGTTGTCATCTTCCATCCACCAGCGAAAAACCTCCATTCCAGTTTGCCAGTCGTACGGCAAGCCTTTTGCTTTTCTGACATCAAGCATTCTTTCAAACGCCGAGATGTACATTTTTTCATAAGAAGGCCAGCGCATAAACTCACGCTGTCTGCCCCCCCTACCAGCCATAGGACAGCCGATGCAGCCAACACGCTTTTGTCCTTCGCAGTAAAGCGGATTGATGGGCAAGTGTTCGCTGTGCGTGTAGTCCCACACATCATCGTCCGACCAGTCGATAATCGGATTGACGGTCATCTTGCCTTTGACGTTGCACGTTTCAAAGAGCTTTCTCTTCTCGTCATTGTCACCCATGAGAATGATGCGCTTCTCTTTGTCTTTGTGCATCAGCTCCATCACGCCACGACTGTTCTTACGCCGAGTAGATTCGGCCCAGCGAACGCCGGTAGCGATAAATCTATCGCGGCCAGTATTTTCTTTGAGAACGGCACAGCAGTAGCGTACAAGTCGTGTGGGCGGCATCAGCTTTTGCGGAATCAGCGTCCACATGGACACGGGCTTGTCTTTGTACCGTGGCATAACAATGGAGCATTTGATTCCACGCTCTTCCATCGCCTTGAACTGCTCACGGATAAAATAGACTGTCTCCGGCGCATCGGCAGTTGTGTGGCTGTTGACCACCTTGAAGTTGATTCCTGCACGTTCAGCCAGAGCCACAAGCACCTGTGAATCCTTACCGCCAGAGTATGTGACCATCAGCGGTTTCTTGTACCGATGCTCTGACAGCCTTGCAGCGTCCTGCAACCGTGCGATTGCAAGCTGTTCCTTGTCCATTAGCTCCACCTTTCCCTCAGCTCTTTTTCGACCTGTTCTGACTTTGCGATGATGTAATCCGCAAACTCGTCCGGGGTCATGTCCTCGTTCTTGAACTGCCCAGCCATTTCCCAGTACCTGTCACCGTCCCATCGGCTGGTATCGGTTTAGGCAGCGCGGGTTATTGCAAAATCGCTCGCTTCCGATAATGCGCAGCGGCTTCCCGCAGTAGGGGCAGAAGTCCGGGAGCTGCCGTGGCGTGGCAAATTCCATGTCTGCCTTTGACGCACCGGTTTGCATCAGCTTAATCACGCAGTAAGCGGAACCCGGCTGCGCTGCCGCAATGCAGCTCTGACGTGCTGGGCATTTTGAGCAATCGTACATCGTCACTCCTCCATCTTTGCGCCACAGTTCGGGCAATAGTGATAAAGACAGGGTGCAGCTATCGCTTCACTAGGAAACTTGCAGTTCGAACACACCCAAAAGGCATCGTCAAAGCAAACGCTCTCTTCCCAGTGCGCCACAGACCGCAGCGTTTCCGGGTCGATGGTTGGGGCGTTTTTGATGGCTTCCAGCACATCTTCGAGCGTGTCATAAGCGGCGTTATTCCAGTCTGGTCGGTTGTCTCCGGGCAAGCTCATTTGCCAGTCGGATATATATCCGCCAATCGCATTTGCATCAATCAATCGTTTATCGCTCACTTCTGTTCTCCTTTCAGCCAGTCGTTGAGTGCAGCCATGCAAGAGGGGCAAAGAAGAATGCCCCACCCTTCTTCCCCGTTAATTATTGGCCGAACTTCAATTTTCCTATTCATTTTGTTCCATTCTTCAAGCGTAAACGTTTCGCCACACCTATCGCATACCATTGCCATTTTCGTTCTCCAATCTTTCCAGCAGCCCATCCAAGTCATACCGCCAATGGACACGCAGCCTCTTTGCTTTGACCTCTATCCCCTCTTGCTCTGCCCACTGCCATGGGATGCTCTTGCGGCTCTCGTTGTATCGGAACGCCAGAACCTTGCTGGCAGGGATTGCAAAGGTGCGGCTGACCGCCCTGTAATTGACTATCACATGGGCGGTCTGGCCGCTGTACCCCATTGCTTCTACCATATCAGTGATGTGTTTTTCCTTGCGATATTTGCACTTTTCCTTGTCGTATTTGCCGAACACCTTTTCCAGAGGGATAGAGGGCGCTTCAATGGTTTTCAGTTCAAACAGGTGATTCATCGGGTATCGGTACACAAGGAAGTCGCAGATGTTGTCGATGGAAAAGGACAGGTTCTCGTTGCCACCGTAGTAGGTGGCAGCACTGTCCTTCAGGCGGTAGCACCACGCATCGGATGGAACGGATGCTTTGAAGTCTGCTTCAAACTGTTTCCCGGTGTTCATTCGTTGTCTCCCGGAATTTTAGGAATTAGCATCCAGAACTTGACTGGGTTTTTATTGTCAATCCACTTTCCGTTTACAAACTTCCTTTTCCCAATCAGATTTTCCCAGATCAAAGAATCGTAAACAGCAAGATAAATTCCATCTTCTTTCGGTTGTTTGTCTTTTACATTTGTCCACGCAATTGATGGAGCGTTTTCAAGCTGTTCGGCAAGTGCCAAAACAAGTTCAGAAGCGGCGTCAAGGGCAACACCTTTATTGTATTCAGAGTAAATTCCGCTGTTCATAAGCGCTTTAGCTTTGGCTTTTTTACTGTTCCCGGTTTCTTTCCACCCTTCAATAATCGGCTCTACGTCAACAAGTCTCATCCTCGTTCACCTCTAAATTCACTTCCGAGATACCGCTTCTTACCACGCTCCCGGTGCTTATCCTCGTAGTCACGGTGGTATACGCTCTGGCTGTGGTTCAGCTCATACACGAATGCCTTGCGCTCCTCGAAGTCTTTCTTCTCTGCTTTGTACTTCTCGCAAGTGTCGTGGCAAGCTTGGTGGCGTGATGTGCAGTTAAGACAACAGGTAATCATTCCAATTCACCCCCAAGTATCTGCCATAGCTTTTGCAACGCCCGGAAAAGTTTTTGCACGGCTCTTTGCGCGGTCAGTGGTAAACATGCCCTTGTGCTGTTCACTATGCTTGTGCGAGTAGGAACCAGACGGGCACCATGTCGCGGTAGGTTCTACGATGTTTGTCGGGTGCAGCGGCGGTACACCGCGTTCCCACAGTAGCGTTTTCTTGCTGTAAGGATGTCCGTACTCGTAGGGCTGGATTGCCTGCGTAGGCTTTGGGTAATCAAAAATCTTGCTGGGGGTAGGATTCTCAATCACCACTTTTTCGCAATCTGCCGCCCACACGGCAAGAAAAAGCGCCTTGCCGCACAATCCCTCATAATACCGGGAAAGATTGAGCTTTCCTCCCTTGTACAGGTGTCTTGCTCCCGCGTTGCTCGTCTTTGTGCAGGGGACAAATGCGATAATCATGTCCCAGCGGGGCACGTCATGCACGGTTCCGTCCATGGTCACGACCTGCCCTCCCTCGATAGCCTTTAGGCAGTCACCGAGAATATGCCATTCTGGATGTCCGCCGGACGGCTCAATCAGGTCGCAGGAATAGGCTTCGTGGCCTTTTGCGCGAAACGCTTTGCACACTTCTTGCGATTCCTCGCAGGCAATCAACACTTTCATATTTCCAAACGCCCGTCCAGCCAGATAGCGCAGCTCTTATATAAGGTAGGCGGTCAGTCTCTAATGAGCCAATGATTTCCGTTTGAATCAATCCCGGTCTTGTAATTTCGCTTTTGGCGATTATTCAAATACGCATGATTCTTTCCTAGAAAATTTGAAGCAGCTTTTCTTGTTCCAAAATAGTGGATTTCCCCCGTTGGAGAAATAAGAGCAACTTCTTTGCTGCATTTATCGTAAAGACCTTCTTGAAATCCTTTTCTTATGTTTTCACTTCTTGTTATCCACTCCAAATTTTCAGGTGTGTTGTTTGATGGGTTTCCATCAATATGATTTACAGTCAATTCAGGCTTGTAACCATCAACCCAAGCCATTGCAACAAGCCGTGAAACAAGCATTGTTTTGTGTGTTCTATCTTTCCAAAGTTCTACTCTCTCGTCAGTGTAGCCTTTTGAGTTTCGGCATCTTTTTTCTTTTTTAGGCTGGATAATTCTTACTTGCCAAGTCCGAACTCTGCATCCAGCAGAAAAAGTCGTTTTGCCCGGTGCGCTTCTGATTCTTCCAAGATTCGATGCTTGATAAAGCCCTTCGTATTCTGGAATGTCTTTCCAAAGTTCCTCCATCTATTCCTTTCTCGCCTTTTGTCCCGGTAGCGTAACCGTTAGTCAAAAGGGAGATCAGAACTGTCGTCAATCACAGAGAAGTCGTCTGCGTTACCCTGAGAATAGTTCTGTGGTGCATCCTGCGCCCGATCGGCGGGTTTGCTGTCAGACTTGCCACCGCAGAAGTCAACCTTGTTCGCCATAATTTCTGTTGCGGTGCGGTTGTTTCCCTGCTTGTCGATATATTTCCGGGTCTGGATGCTGCCAGTCACCAGAATTAGGCTACCCTTCTGGAACCACTTGGAAACGAACAGTGCCGTATTACCAAATGCGGTGCAGTTGAAGAAGTCGGTTTCCTTCTGACCGCCACTCTGACGGTCACAAGCAATGCTGAACGTGCAAACATCCTTGCCAGACTTCGTGACCTTAGCTTCAGGCGTGTGAACCAGACGCCCCTGAATTGCGATAGAGTTGAGCATTGTTTAGCCCTCCTTCGGCTGTTTCTGTGCACAGTCCCAACACAGGACGCGCCCAAAGCGTTTTTTCGTGCTTCTTGCAGTTTCCAGCGGAGTGACTGTGCGGTTGTTGTACTGAATAGGCTGCAACTGCTTTCCGCAGCAAGCGCATGGGGGGATGGTTTCCGCTTCCGTTTGCTTCTGCTCAGGCTTGTTTGACCTGCTTGTAGTCTGCTTCTGGTACTCGTCCGTGTCAGCGTCCTTCGTATCGTCAATGCAAAACAAACCGTTCAGAGCGTACTTTCTGGCGTAGCTGCTTGCAGTGCCGGTAATCTGCGAATCGTCCATGCCCTTCTTAAACTCAGGCTCACGAGCGTATGCAGTTACCGTGTAGGTGGCACCATCCTGCGATTCAACTGTTGCGGTGGCTTCGATGTAGTGCCAACTGTCAACAATAACAGGCTTGTCGGAAAGCCGTAGCACAAGGCTATGTGCTTTCAAGATTGGCTTGACCGCTTCGAGGATGTCCTCACAGGAACGGTACTTGTAACCGCCAAATTTGTTCATCTGCCCTTTGGGGGCTTTCAGCTCTGACTGAACAGCCATCAGAGCTTCATGGATTTTGCTGTTGTCCATACGTTTCCTTTCTTTGGCTTCATTAGGCTTCATTGTTCTTACTTCGGCTTAACTTGGCTATATAAAATCAACCAGCCATCAGGTCTGCCAACTGTGCACGGAGGTCTTTCAGCTCTGCTTCCCTGCCCTCAATCTCAGACTGCAAGTCCTCGATCTCAGCCAGCCGGTCAGCTTCTTTGGCTTCTGCTTCCTGCTCACGGGTTAGGAAATACACGCCATCATCCGGCTCTGTCACGCCACCGAATCTGTCAAGGTTAATCATCTTTGGGTCTCCCTCTCTTGCGTTCCTCTTTGATTTGCAACGCACTGTGCCACTGGTCTTTGTCAATTTCGATGGTAGACCACCGGTAGTTACATACAAGGCACTTTTTTCTGCGAACGATGCTGTCGGGGGCAGACCGGCTGTCAACCGTTGTAATGTTGTCACTACCGCACATCGGGCATTTCATCGTGCATCCCTCCACTCGTTGGTGTGGTGAGGAATGCGTTTTACTTTGCGATTTTCCCGTTCGATACGTTCATTTTCAGAGCTGACCCCAATGGCGCACAAGACGAGTGCTGCGGCGAGGAAACTACACGAAAGGAAAACGTATCCAAACATTGCTACTGTGCTCTGACTTTTCTGGATTGCATCGCCGCATCCTACCGAAAAGATTGCTAACGCGATTCCAAGCGCACAAAGGACATTAGCTTTCAGGCTTTTCACTTTTATTACCTCCAAAATTCAGTATCCACGCCGTAGCCATTGCCATAGATACCGTGATGATTCCACGGGCAGCTGATGCACCCACCAGAATACCGATGTGATGCACAATCCAGAAGTTCAGCAGAAATACCGCCAAAACCACTGCCAGTGCTATGCCCCACATTAGGGCAACTTCAATAAACGCTTTCATCTTGTCTCCTTTCATTTTTTGCCATTGCAAATCACGGCTATACCATGCTTTGCCGTTGCTTCTCGATGAATTGCTTTGCCTTTGCTTTTCTGCTCCTAGCTACTCAATTCCTTAGCCTATCGTTTCTATTCTTTGCCGTTGCCTCGCCTTGCCCTGCATTGCCTTTGCTTATCAAAGCTACGCCTTGCATCCATAGCCTTTGCTGTGCCGCTCATATCGGTTCCATGCAATTCCATTGCTCGTCTGAGCCTTGCTTCGCCATGCCTTTGCAAATCTCATCAAATCATCGCATTGCCATTGCCTCACCATACTTCGCTTCGCATCGCCCTCGCTACAGATTGCCTTTCAATGCTATTTCTTTGCAGCTCCTAGTGTTTCCTTGCCTTGCCTTTGCGCCACGTCTCAAAGCCGTGCCATGGCCATGCTGTTATCAGCAATTCCGAGCTGTGCCGTTGCGGAGCGAATCATATCGTGTCTATGCAATTCCATTGCGTATCTGTTCAATCCTTTGCATTGCCTTTGATACGCGTTTCAAAGCCACACTTTGCCATTGCCTCGCCTTTCATTGAAAAGCTGTGCCTTTGCACTTAGTTCAGGATTTCGTAAGAAAAGCGCCCCTTGCCGGAGTTTAAGTCCCTCGCAATTTTACTGTAAGAAATCTTGAGTGTACGAGATGCGCTACGGATTGAATTGTATTTTTCCCCTGTTTTAATATCCTTTATTGGTTTGCAGTGTGAATAGGCATAATTTTTGGGAATGTACCCATCTTTCAGCGCTTCTTTTATACGATTTTCTGCGTACTCCTTTCCTTTAGTTTCAGTCCATACTTTCAGAGATCCTCTCGGTATACCGGTTTCTTTTTCCCATTCTGCACATGGAAAAGATTTTCCATTTACAGTCAAAACAATTGTGATTCTGCGGTTGTTGACATTATCTTGACGAGTTGCCCACCTACAATTTTCAGGACAATAGTTTCCATTGTTATCGATTCGGTCTAAATCAAGTCCTTTAACCCATCCAGACGATAATGCCCATTCGCAAAAAGGCTCAAACTTCTGCCATTTGTTGCAAACTTGTATTCCTCTGGCTCCGTAGTTTTTATACGCAGAGCATTTTGGGTTCTGTGTGCGTTGTTTCATAGACTTCCACGCCCAATAGATTTCCTTATTTGCCTGTCTTAGCGTTTTTTCTCTCATTGTTTCCACTTATGATATTTCCTTAATCGTTCAAAATATCGTATGTAAACTTCCCGCGCCCACTGTTGCGCCACTGTCCGATGCCACGCAAAGCGCCGTAGTCCAGCCACTCACGCACGGCCTTCTCATGAGAATCGTCCAGAAGAACGATTTCAAACTCGCAGGTCGAACCAGCTGGAATCTGCTCGCTGTTGGCAAGGCTTACACGTTCGCCCTGCGCCGTCTGGGCGCGGAGAGGGCGCTGGCACTCGGTAATCTCGCCGTTCACATGAATGGGAATCATGCGTGGCTGAACGAAAATCAACCCATCAATGACCTTCTTGTAGGCCGTCAGCTTGCCGCTTTCGTTCACGGCCTTCTTCTTACCAGTTTCGGTCTTGCCGCCGATACGACCCAGCATGCCGCAGGAATCCTTGAAGAAGCCCTTGACCTGATAATCGTACAGAATCGGCTGCCCTTCCTCGTTCCGGGGGAAAACCGTCATGCCCTTGTCTGCTACTGCGTCAGCACCCAGAGCTGCAACCTCGTCCTCGATGGTATTTGCATCCGGGGACTTGCTGGCGATGAACTCGCGTGCAATGTTCTGATTGCTAGGCCAAGTGCCGAGAACGGCTTCGATGAATGTGATTCTTACTTTGATTTTTTTCATTTTTGCTCTCTCTTTCTTTCTCGATATGTTCCAGCCTTAAAGGTTCACGCTCTTTCCAGCGCTTCTGCCACAGACTGCTTTTGTTAAAGTTTCTTATTGCTTTCTTCATTGTTTGCCATCCTTCGCTTGCGTTGGATGTGCTCCAGCCGGTCTTTCTCCCGGCTGTGCCAGCGGATTTCCCGCTTGCCGTAGTACTTACCGTTCATCAGGGGCCTTCACCTTTCCCTGTGCAAGTAAAGTACTGTAATGGCCGTAGCTCATGCCGTATCGTTTTGCGGCATCGTTCATCTGTCGCACGGTATACTTTGGAGGCTCGTGCTTTTGAGGTCTCGCACGTTCTGGCTCCTGCACATCCCAAGTAATTTTGAACTCACCAGATGCTTTTAGCTCATTCAGCTCTTTTTGCTTTTTGGCTTTGTACTTTTTGGTCAAAGCCTTGTTTGCATCTGCTGCACATTCAGGGTGATACTTCTGAGACCAGACCTTCCGAACCATTGGCTTCTTGCACCAAGCGCATAAAGCCGGTTCCGGCTTAGCCTTGATTCCTTTCTTTATAAGAGCCTGCCGTTCTCTGCGAACAATGATTTTACATTCTTCACAGTATTTCTTGCACGGATTTACAAGGCCAAGAAAGACACCGCAGCGCTCACAGTATTTAATTTCCATCCACTTCACTTGCCTTTCTTAAGGCTCTTTCATTGTGTTCAGAAAAACACTGGTCAAGAAACTGGATGAACTTTGCGATTTTCTTTGCATCTTCCGGCGTACAACCATTTTCCACAAAACGTCTTGTCGCCTGTTCACGCTTGAAATCCGAGTAGGTCTTGGCCGCAGCGTCAATGGCAAACTTGGCTTCTTCTGGGTATTCAAGGTCTACCTTCAAGGTGATGATCTGTTCCATGTTCAGCCCTCCTTCTGCTCGATTTCAAGAATCTTGCAGATGCTCTGGATAATTTTCTCCGGCTTTCGCTCGCCACGAAGAATCTTGTAGAGGTACGAATCATCAAGGAACAATCCAGTATCGCTTTGAACCGCCTGAATCAGCTCCGTTTGCTTCATACCTCGCTGCAACAGCTTCATTTTCACTTCCAGCTCAAAGCCAGAACGGAAGTTTTCTTTCAAAATTCCACCTCCATTTGCTAAAATCTATTGACAAGTACGGAAAGCTGTACTAATATAAGGGTGTAGAGAATTTATATTGTACAGTGTTCTGTACTGCCCATGTCTGTATTATAGTACAGGCATCTGTACAAGTCAACTCTTTTGTACAAAATTCTGTGCATTTGTATACTTGCACAAATATGGGAGTGTTCTTATGTCGGACTTGTACAGCAACATCCATGCACTCTGCGAAAAAGAGGGAATCAAAGACGGAACTCTTTGTGCCAACATCGGGATTCGCCGTAGTTTTCTTTCCGAGCTGAAAGCCGGGAGAACCAAGAGCCTGTCCGCAGAGGTTCTTTCTAAAATTGCAGCCTACTTCAACGTATCGGTAGACTACCTTCTCACTGGCGAACAAAAAGAAAACCCGCCCCAGCAGCCGCAAAGTGAAGTCGATGCAGCAGTGGAACGGATTAGAAAAAAGCTTGAATCTATGCCGACAGCGCAGCGTGAAGCGCTGATGAACCTGATCGAGAAGATGTGAGGTAAGCCCGTGTATTACTTGTTGTGCGGCTGCGCCTTTTGCTTTTGGTTCATGCAGGCCTTGTTAAAAGGCAATGACCGTGTGCTATATGGCAACAGCAGAAAATATCGTTACCGTAGAAACCGAAAAAAGAAATGGTTCTGACCCGGTAAAATAAAAACCCCTTGTGCCGGGCTGGTGTAGCTCTGCGCAAGGGGTTTTCTGTTATTCTAGGCCTAAGGCTTGCTCCGCTGCCGGAATCTTATCAGGGTGTTCCAACAGCCATGCGATAAACCTGTCAATCTTAGCTCTTTCTTGTTCGCTCATTGCAGCATATCCTCCCGATCAGTAAATACGATTGTTCATTTGATACGATTATACATCTTTCAGTTGTATAGTCAATACAATTTGAACAACTTTGCAAAAATCGAATGTTTTCTTCGCATCCGTTACTTTTCATCGGGGAAGCCACGAGCGTTCAAGTCAAAAGGGACAACGCCTATCCATTTTTCCTCCAATCACAGCTCTACGAGCTGTCCGTCAATGCGTTCGATGTTATCTGCCGGGTCGCGCCCATCGTCTAAGGCGGCTACGGCACGTTCTAGGATGCCTTTCGCTTCGAGGTAAGCATCTTTATCAGCTTCGTACCCAGAAAGGCTCAGGACAAGCTCCAGCGTCCGTCTGCGGGCGTATGGGACAATCAGAGCATCTACAGTTCGGTTCATTAGCTTTCCTCCCATGGTTCAGGTGTGTGTGGCTGCCCATCGGTAATGCTGGCGGGCATTCCGTCGATGATTGGCATACGTTCATGGTTCCAGATTGCAGTTTCTTTCATTTTGTGTTTCCTTTCTATTTGGAATTTTTTGACAATATAGTTATAACACAGGCTGCTGTTGGTTCTCCATAGCAGCTTTTTCCATTTTTTGGCTTGTCGAATCCGGCAGTTTTGCAGAATTTTGTTGAAAGGGCGTGAATTTATGGATGAATATTTAGTAAGAACGGCCAAAGCATTAGAGATGGCACGGATGCACTCTGGTCTAAGCCAGCAGAAGCTGGCGGCACGGATGGGCATAAATCGTGGCACGGTCGCCAATTGGGAGCAAGGCCTGGCAGCTATTTCCCTGCCAACGGCTATGCGCTGGTTTACCTGCTGTGGTGTATCGGCGGCTCGATACATGGACGCTTGCATTTACCCGGGGCTGCTGGAGCATTTGGAAGATGACCTTCCTGGTCTGGAGAAGCGGCAGATTCTCATAGATGCTATGATGGAATGTTCTTCCTATGAGATAGATGCCTTGTTGTATATCCGGTACGGAGATCACGGCTCAGACCATATGGGTGTGCTGACGGAGGTTCTGGCAAACCTCCACACACCGTTGAAGGACAGGGTCTCTGTTTGCCGGATGGTATCGGGCAACTACGAGATAGCGCAAGCTACCGGAACAGACCCAGACCCGAATGGAGCCGCCCCGAAGATGGAAATTCTCTATCAGGCGCAGGACGCTGGAACGGAAGCTGCTATGAAGTCCAACGATTCTTATACCGTGAATCCAAATAATATAACTGGCTGATTGTCGAATTATCGCAGTTTTTGAAGAACATTTTATCCACGTTTATCCACTTTTTGTACACGTTTCATGCAGATTGGGTATACCTTCGCCTTGTCAATTTGTCCCCCATAGGCTATGAATCGACAATATTTGCGCGGAATAAATAACGTAGTAGCGATAATACGCAGCTTGCATTTAATCGGTTCGTCAATCCGTCCCCCCATAACATCGGCTTAAAAGTTTTTCATCCACATTTTGTACACGTTAGATAAGACTAATAATTGTAGGAAAGACTTTATTTAGAAAATTGAAGGTTGAGTTATCCACAAGCTGGAATGGAAAAAGAAAGAAATTGTTGAAAATTATCGTCATCGCCTATTTAACGATGATATTTAACCTCTTGTTTATTTCTTGTTTAATATATAATAGGTAGATGGGGGACGAAATGACAAAGCATGGGGGACGTTTTGACAAGTCATGGGGGACGTTTTGACGACCCTATGGGGGACAAAAAGACAAGTCACGGGGGACGAAAATTGTTGACACGTCCCCCTACTTGTGATATACTGTTTTCAGACCATTAAAGGAAGTGAGCAGATGCCAAAAATATCAGACAATAACCTTGTCGAGAAAAGCAAATCCCTTGTGTGGGCAAAGTTTAGGGACTACACAGCAGGCGAGCTTCGGCTGCTAGAGGTTTACTTGTCAAGAATAAATCCGAGAGACCCAAACAGCAGCCGTGTGGAGTTCACTTTGGCAGAGTACAGAGACCTGCTGGGGTTAAAAAGCCTTGATGCACGAAGGATTGAGCCGCAGATCAAGCACTTTTTGGGCAACACTGTGTCGATTCCCATTGACAAAGAAAAGGGAACATTTGAGAGCTTTGTCCTTTTCACAAGGGCAAAACTGGACTATGTGCCGGAAACAAGGTCTTATGTTGTGGCAATCACTTGCAACCCTGACCTTCGCCCTATTTTCTTTGACATTGCTGAAAGCGGCTATGTTCGGTATCGGCTGCGTTACACGTCAAGAATGAAGTCTCAATACAGCATTTTGCTTTATTCGATTCTTCGGGACTGGTTGAACATGGACAGCAAGCCGCATGAAATCAGTCTGAAAAAGCTGAGAGAACAGCTCGGTGCGATGGAAGCAAGCTACGATGTTTACAAGAATCTCCGCAAACGAGTGCTTGACGTTGCAGTAGATGAAATCAATGCCGTGTCTGACATCGTAGTGACCTATGAACCGGTTCTTGTGGCACGAAAGGCTGTGGCGGTCAAGTTCAAGCCCAAAATTAAAGCGTCTGAGACGCTGATTGAAGCTCAGGCAAGCGAAGTGCCGGTAGAACCTCAAAAAGCCGTGAGAAAGCCCCGTAGAAGCGGATACGATGATTTTGATTGGTCTGTGTGTGACGAATTGGAAAAGCAGGACTGCATTGACGTGGCGAAGGTAGTTGAGAAGTGGATGAAGAAAGAGCATCCAGAAATCAAGCTGCCGAGACGCAGAGAAGCGGTTTACGACACGGTGAAGGCGGCGTATAAGGACATCTTGTCTTTGGACAGGTCTCCGTTCCCTGACAGACCTGTTGGCTATCTGATTAGAAGCGTAGACAAAGCGGGTATCGTAGACAAGTATATGCCGGCGTTCTATTCCATTGAAGCGTTACAAGAGCAGTAAGACGTAGCGCATTGAGCAGATGATGCAGAAAGGAGAAAGAATGGGATGGATTAGTGTGAAAGATGAGTTGCCAAATTATAGGGAAAATGTAATTGTTTTTACGGAAAAGCATATTGACGTTGGGCATTTGGCAAGAGGAAGATATGGTTCGTTGTGGTGGGAAAGGGATTCCGTTGATGTATGGAAGGACAACGAAGTTCTAAAAGATGTAACCCATTGGATGCCGCTTCCTGAAGAACCAGAAAAATAAAGAAAGAGTGATAAAATGGCAAAAGTTCCCTACTCCGTTCTGAATAAAGCAGAACTTGACCTTGAAAAGAAGTTTGATTATCAGTTTCGGTTCAATCATCATGGAAATCAGGCTTCTGTAAGGGTTTTGCCGCAAAGAAGCTACAGCGAACTAACGCCTGACGAAGCGATTGAAGTCGGGAAGTCTCTAATCGAAGCTGGTAAAGCAGCGAAAAAGTTTGTTTATAACGGATATTTTATAGACTGGGGAGAATAAAAATGGCAAAAATCATAGCTGTCGCCAACCAGAAGGGCGGCACAGGCAAAACCACCACAAGCACCTGTCTGGCTGGTGCGTTACAGTTGCTTGGTAAGAAGGTGTTACTGGTGGACTGCGATGCCCAGTGCAACGCAACTGACACCTACGGCGCACAGACAGAGGACGTGTGTACCCTGTTTGATGTAATGACCCGGCAAGGTACAGTAGAAGAAGGAATCCAGCACTGTGAAGCTGGTGACATTCTGCCGTCAGACAATGCATTGAAGGACATTGACGAGCAGCTTGTCCGAGACATTGGTAAGAACTTCCGGCTGCGTGAAGCGCTGGAATCCGTGTCAGAACAGTACGATTACATTGTTCTCGATACGCCCCCACAGCTCGGTCTTGCGCTTGTAAACGCTCTGATCGCCGCCAACAGCATCATTGTGCCCATTACAGCAGACCGCTATGCGCTTGCCGGATTGAGCCAGCTTTCGCAGACTATCGGCGATGTTCGCAGATACTTCAACCCGACTTTGAAAATTGAAGGTCTGCTTCTGAACCAGTACAAGAGCCGTGAGAACCTGTCCAAAGAGGTTGTAGAGCAACTTCCTGTGATTGCAGAAAGCATGGGAACAAGGCTTTTGGACGTGAAGATTAGACCGTCTATGGGCGTTCGTAAGGCGCAGGCAGAGCGACACAGCCTGTTTATCGGTGACACGGCAAAGAGTACAAGCGCAGAGGATTTCAAGGAATTGGCGAAGATGATTGTGGAGGGGAAAGAAAAATGAGCGATTTGTGCCCACATCTTTTGAACGCAACTTGTTCTGATGACACGGAGCAAGTTTACATTATCAATTTTGGTTTTTCATTTAATGACCTTTCCGATAAAGAGAAAGAAATGGCGTTTCATTCTCAGTGGTATCTAGCTGAAAAATATTACAAAAAGTGGCAGAAAGAACTTGCAAATAATCAATGGGCGAAATCAGAAGATGAAATGCCAGATGAACTAAACCCATACGTTATCGGGTTTAGCAAAGACGAATACGATGTAGAAATTGTAGGCTATGAAGAAGATTTTAAGGAATGGCGGGACAAAAGCGGAAAGCCGCATAATATAACTCACTGGATGCCGTTGCCGACCGTTCCTGGCCTTGATGAAGATTGGGAGGAAGATGAATGAAATCAACCAGCAAAAAATCTACAGGTCTGCTTGGCGGGTTTGATTTTCAGCCTATTTTTTCGGAACAGCCATTAAGCCGAAGTGAGCCAAAGGAAGAAGAAGTAAGCCAAACAAAGCCGAATAATGCCGAACAAGCACAGATTAAGCCTAGTGAAGCCACAGACAGCCATACACAGCCGAGTGAAGCTGAATTAAGCAATATTAAGCCGAAGCAAGCCAAAGACAGTAAAAGACAGCCAAATGATGCCGTATTAGGCGAAGGTAAGCCGAAGAAGCTGAAACAGGCAAAAGAAGTGCAGCGTTTGATTGAACAGGGCAATATTCCCGGCGCACTGGCTGAAGCTGGCTTGACAAAGAAAAAAATCCCGATGCCGGAATCGCATCAGGGAGTTGCAAGCGGTGACGGCAAGCGGTCTAAGCGCATTACCATCCTTATGAGCGAGGAGGAACGCAAGTACATCAAACGTGAAGCAAGGCGGCATGGCAAGACGATTGGGCAGTTCGTGTATGCTCTGGCAGTTGCAGCGGCAGAGGAAAAAATCGTATTAGAGGACGATTTAGATGAATAACTCAAAAAAGAAGCTTGGATATTATTTTGCAAAATACAGATTTGTACTCCAAGATGATAATACTTGTACGGATGTAATTTATTTTGTTCAAAATTTGGAATTGCGTTACACGAACCCGAAGGAACCAAAAATTGAGACTTTCAAAATAAAGGATTTGGAAAAAATCAAGAAAGATAATTATCAGAATTTTGAATTTATTCCTGTGACAAATTTTATATTTTTGAAAATAAAAAAAGCATTTATAAAACGAAACACGTATAATGTGAAAATTTTGCCAAATATTACTCAGTATGATATACGAGGAATTGAATCTAAATGGTTTTGCAATTTGCCTAAAAATACACAAATTGAAGAAGTTGTGTATTGGAAAGACTATAGCGGCATGACAACTGTGCATGAGCTTTCGGAAAGGCTGAGGGATAAAGAGTATATAGAATACATGAGAGACCGCTTTATGGAAAAAACTGAAGATTGAGTTGGAGGATTTTTTGGAGGATTGACAATATGAAAAAGTTTGTTGCTCTTTTTGAAGGGTGGAACGACAAGCACGACCATGAATGTATGTGTTATACCATTAATGTGAATGACGACTTTGAAAGCATTTTGAGTGTTGAAGAACAGGCAGAGAAGATGGCTCGAAACGAGTATCCTCATCTGAAAAGTTTTGAGACGCTTTACGTCAAAGAACTGCTTAATAGATAAAAGCTGAAATTTAAGAGGAAAGTGTGCATGGACAAGGTAAAGTATTCTGATTACAACATAGAAGACTTAAAACAGAGAAGAAAGACTTATGGAGATGGCATAGAAATTTGCAGAAGTGGAGATGGAATTGACACTTCAATCGGTAGCAAAGTATGTTTTCCTGGACGAACATTGTCGCCGGATGAGGCGATTGCTTTTGCGGAGAATCTGATTAAGGCAGCGAATGAGGCAAAAGAGTTTAAGTACAACGGATATTTCATCAATTGGCTTGAGTAAAACTAATCATTATAATAGAAAGTAATCCCCTGCACAGCCGATTAAACTATGCAGGGGATTACTTTATTTATCTGTCACGCAGTCCCAGTAGGCATACGCCTTGCCATCCACAGCATCCGTGTCATCAAGGAACGCCTTTGCCATGTCAGCGTAGAAGCCCGGAGTGTCAACGGACTGGCGCTTTGCGACTTGACAATAATCCGAGTACATCATGTTCATGACAGCCCAGAAATCGTTCGGGTCGCAGGTGATGTTGCGCTGTTTGGCAACGTCCTGTGTCTGTTCCAGCGTCCAGTGACAGCCCTTCGTGCCGTCAGCATTCACCATGCTGTCGCACCATTCCTCCGCTTCATCGTGGGTGAGGTGCTTGCGTGGCATCTTGATGGAACGGCTGTCCGCACCGCCATGCTCATACTGCCCAGACCGCTTTTCCCAGTCTCCGTTCTGCGAGAAACCAATCTGCGGCATCTTGCGTCCATACTCTACGTCAGGGTAGCGGGGGATAGGGTAGGGGTCGATGTAGCGGTTCTCCTCCTGCGGATAGTAAGGATAGCGGTCGTTGCCATCTTCCAGCTTGCGCAGACGGCGTTCCAGCTCACGTTCCCTGCGGTCACGCTCTTCCTCAAGGCGGTCACGTTCCGGCTCACGGTCTTTGTCGTGGTCACGGAGCATCATCATGCGGCGAAAATTAGTCTTGCCCATAATCTATACCTCCTCAAGAAATGGACGCAGGCGCACCGGCGTGGGAACGGCAGAAGCAACCAAGATATTTGAACGTGCCTGTGCCGGTAGCGGACGTTGCCACACGAGTAGCATAGCGGGTGCGGGTGTGGATGCTCTCGGCGGTCGCCTGAGCGCAGTTGCAGTCGGTCAGAGGGTATGCGGTCGTGCCTGCACCTATGGTAATGACCACAGGGGCGTTGATGGTAGTCGTGTCCGGCAAGCTCTGAGCAACCACGATACAATACTTCTCTCCGTTCTGGTATGCGCCAGCAGGGATATTGATGGTCAGCGTGTCGTTGGCAAACGTGACCGCCTGACTGATGACCAAGTGCGGGCAGAGTTTGCAGCTTGTTTTGCAAGCCATAATGTTTTCCTCCTAAAAAATCAGGGGCAGAGGTGTCTTACCCCTGCCCCGATGGTTCACCCGGTGTTATCGGGGAGTGTGTAGGTTAGCAGCAGCCGCAGCAGTTCACGCCCACGTTGGGGTTTGCCACCTGATAAGCGGGAATCGGACGAGGATTGACCCGGTTCAGGATGGTATCGGTCTGCTGGGACATCACAGTGGTCAGAAGCGCATTCTGACGATCCTGAGAAGCAGCGAACTTCAGGTTCTGGTTCTCAGCGGTCAGAGTGGCAATCTTATCCTGCGTGAAGTAGTCCATCATGCTGCGGAAATTGGCGTTGCAGTTGTCCACGATGGCACGGGCGTTGTCTGCGATAGCCTGACGGGTAGCGCAGTCCTGCTGTGCAATGGTGTACTTCAGGTCGCCGATGAGCTGCTTGTTCTCGCAGCAGCAAGATGCAAGCTGCGTGGAAAGTGCGGTCTGACCCGCCTGCCGTGCGTTGCCCTCCTGCATGATGGCGAGGCTGATGGCGTTGTCGCCGTTGGACACGCTGCGTTCCAGACCGTTCACGAGCTGTGCGTTCTGGTAGCCGAGCTGACAGATGGAGCTGTTCACGCCCGCAAAGCCGTTTGCGATGTTGGCGTTGACTCCGTTTATCTGCGCCAGCTGGTCATAGCCCAGAGAGCAGATACCGCTCTGAATGCCAGCCAGAGAACGGGAAGTGTCCTGCTGGTAGAAGCCTTCAGACAGAGCCGCACGAGTATCTGCGCCACCCTGACCAGTTGCGCCAGTGCCGACCAGATAGGGGATGTAGCTGTTCATGCCGTTGTCACCACCGTTTCGACCGTAGCCGTTTGTACCCCAGCCGAAGATGATGGCGAGGATGATAACCGCCCACAGACCTTCGTTGCCGAAAAATCCGCCGTTGTTATTGCCACCGTCCTGCCCAGCCAGATAACCAGTTGCAAAATCGTCCATAACAAAACTCCTTTCAGTTTTGCGTTATGCCATCCCACCGCCGTGTGCGGTGGGCGAAGCCAAACAAAAGCGGTTTTTATCAAGTCCGCAAAACTGAGAAGCGTTTCGCTTAGAGGGATGCTTTACCGGGGCAGCGTCAGGTTCAGAGCGCTTGCCAGCTGATTCAGGTCGATGCCACGCTCTTTGGCGAGGTTCTGCGCCATCGTTCGGAGCTGCGTTTCGTTTTTGCCCTGAATCAGGTTCAAGCCTTGCATGATGGGTGCGTTCTGCCCGCTCAACTGCTGGATAAGCCCCATCGGGTTCTGTCCGGCACGGGCAAGGTTCGCAAGCTGCATGATGGGGCTGTGCGTAATCACATCAAACGGAGAGGACATTGTTATTCTCCTTTCTTTGCAGCGGCAGCGGGCTTTGAAAAGCTCTTCTGCCACTTTTCCAGTTCATCCAGCCTGTGGACGAGGGCGTTATACTCTTCAACAGGCACATACTGCTGTGTCGGTGCAGCGGTCTGCTGTGCCTGTTGCGCCTGTATCTGCCGCCACGCTTCCGGGCTGTAAAACTCCTGCACATAGGATTCACAGGTGTCCGGGTTCAGTCGCTTGCAGTAGATCACACCGCTGCGCAGGTCAGGGCAATAGGTCGGTCTGCCGTACAGGTCAGACGGTATCGCCAAAAACTCCTCCCTGCTGGAAACAGGTCTGCCCAGCAGCCAACCACCGTCTTGTGCCGACTGCTGAACGGGCTGTTGCCCATTCATCGGCTGCGGACGCTGCGGTTGTGCCTGTTGCATCTGTGCGTTTGGCAGGGAAGTGGCAAGTCCTACCGTGCCCATGCCACCATAAGGATTGACAGGCTGCTGCGGAACGTAGGGCGCTCCGGGTGTTGGGTAATAGCTCATGGTTCATCCCTCCTATTGCACTCAGTGTACCGCAAGCGCCCGAAACGAGAGACAACGAACGACCAACGAAGGACAAAAAGCTTGATTAAAACTAATACAACTAATACAAAATAGACAAAAAAGTAAGGCAGAGTTTGGTGACTATGCCTGTATCAACTGTATTAGTTTTGTGGTATAATCAGTACAAAGAAAATGAACGGAGGAAACGAATATGGAAAACAACACCATCCGTAATCTGGGCAAGCTGTACCGCTTGCTGGACGAAGCCTGCACCCCTGACCATGTAAATCAGGCAGACCTTGACAACGCAACGAGATCCCCCGTGCGTGGCGTGATGATGAAAATTACGCTGGCACATAAGCTCCACAAGATGACCCCGGAGCTTGACAACGCCTGCGCTTACGTCCTGAAGGATGTAGACCTTGAGGACGTGGATAACAGCTTTGCGCTCAAAGCATTGCCGTTGCAGCAGCAGGGCATGTTCCAAATCGGGTATATGTCGCCCGATTACAAGACACTCGGGGTGTCTGCCGTAAAAATCAAAGCCGCTCGGGAAAACGCCGGGCTGACCATTCGTGCGCTGTCGGAGAAGACCGGGTTGTCTACCGCGACCATCCAACACGCAGAAGCCAGAAAACCTATCCGGATGACCACGCTCAAGAAAATTGCTGTGGCCTGCAACGTATCAGTAGAAGAGTTGCAAGGGTAAAAGAAAAGCGCCCACACGGAAAAATCCGCATGAGCGCTTAACTGTAAGGATGCACACATTGGAGTGCAATGCTAAGATACCACATCATCCAATATATGGCAATGCTTTCGACAAAACTAGTAAGAATAAAACAAAATCCACCAGCCTAAAGCTGATGGATTATAAGTGAGCGAGTAATCGCTCTGCCACCGAAGTGGCAAAATTGCGTCTCCCGCATGGTACGCACTGCAAGTAGGCAGGCGGGAGACTGTATCATCAAAAATGCCTACTTCTGCTATCGCAATTTTGACGTATGCGCACTATTCAAAACCGTTCAAGCATTTTCGGACTTGCTATGGCTGGAATTGAACCAGCGCAATAGACGGGGTGCGCCCTGCTCTACCAACTGAGCTACATAGCCTTAAAGACCCGCCATGATACGCATCGTTGAGAGGCTTAACGGGTTCAGACATCCGCCCTAATGCGCTTCTTCGAGAGGCCGGGCGGATTTATTGAGATTATTATACCACAATTCGTGCAAAAAGAAAAGCGGCAAGCTCTGGAATAGCCTGCCGCTTTGTTGCGTTTGTAGAATCAGCCTTAAACATGCGTCCTACATACACTCAGCTCGTAAAAATATTATATCACACATTTAACATTTTTTCAATGCCTTTCAGCCGGTAGCCTACCGCCGTCCGGCTGTAATGTGTCTGCGCTGCAATGTCCGGCAGCGGAAGCCGCTCAACGTACCGCAGTAAGGCTATCTTACGGTCTACCCTCCCAAGCGGTG